GGTTAGGGTTTTGTCTTACTTCATCTGCCATTGTATCTCCAATTCAAATTGTTTAAAAATCATTAATGTTAGTCATCATTGATTTCAGTTTATAGTTTATAAAGTACGGCAATAGTTTGGACCTATTAGGCACTTTATAGCTAGCATACCTATTTATAACCTGATTTTCTATCTCTTTTGGAATTTCAGTAAAGTCAATAAGTTGTTTGTTTCTTTGGTAGTATTGTCTTGTTTCACTACCTAGTGGAATATCGTCTAATTTAGACCATTCTTCCAATCTCTTTTTATTAATAGGTCTTTGTTTTTCTTTAGTTGTGAATATATCACTTGGTGATAGTATATTTGGTATACCATCTGACCTATCTCCTTTAATAATTTGTTGGTGTAAAAACTCTTCAGCGTCCATATCTTCACCTATAAATCTCTTTAATATTGGACTATACTGATATACACCATCAAATTTTTGGAGTTGTATAAAATCTTTATCTCCTGAAATAATAATATATTTGTCTTCTTTTTGTTGTTTAACTAGTGTGGCAATTATATCATCTGCTTCAGCATTATCTACTGACAAAACCATATATGGTAAATTCTCAGCAATCTCTTCTTTGATATCCATTATCAATTTAAAAATATTGTCCCAATCTTGTCCTGATTTTTCTCTATTTGCTCTTCGTGTATGTTTGTAATGTGGAAATACCTTCCTACGCCAAGGAAACTCAGCGTCTGAACATAGTATTTGTTGACCAAACTCTTCTTTAAATTTCAAATTAAAACCTCTAATAGAGTTTAATACCATATGTCTCACCATTTCTTTATTTGGCTTAACATCATTTTTACCTCTGGTCTGTGCCATAAGGTTTGATATTAATACTTGATTAAGGTCTACTAAAATCATTGTTCGTCTCTCATCTTCTCTAATTCTTTATAAGTCTTATTTGGATTTTCTTTAGCAAGTTGGTGTAAATCTTTTTTTTTATTTAAGTGGTCTACAAACACAGCATTAGCTTTATCATAGTCCAGTTTTTCGTGAGCATATCTTTTTCTGTACCACTCTTTAAATTTTACATCTTTAAAATGCTCTACTATTTGAGCAGCAGATACCTGGTCTGACCGAATACAATCAGCAAGGTCTTGGTATTTTTCTTCTTGCTTTTTACTTATCTTCGGCATTTTCTTTTACTCTTCTTTCAGCTTCTTTAATAATAGCGTGTGTATCAGACACGGTTAATTCAGGCATTTTACCTTCTTCTCTAATCTTATCCATTTCTTTTCTAACATATTCTTGATGTCTAGACTCTTTCATACCAGCAGCTAATTCTTCCTTCTCTTGTTCAAGTGTTTTTCTCATTTGTTGAGAAGGTGAATATATGTTAGTAAGTTGATTCTCTTCTAATATTTTTATTGTTTCTTTTTTCTTATTCACTTTTTAACTTCAAATATAACCGTTGAATTACCATCATCATCAAAACCACTAGTCTTGAATATAAAATCTTTTCCATATTCTTTTCCATCTAATCTGCCTTTTTGATTAGCATAGTTAGCTACTGCTTCAACTACATCATAACCAGCATTTAAACCACCACCTTCGCCATACTCTTCATTAATTTCTCTTGAATACGACTCTCTATTTGATAGTGTACTGATTTTATGTTCAACTTCTGTACTATCTTTCCATTTATTTTTTACTTCGTATGCCATAATTTCCTCATTGTATCTGGAGGCCCATAAAGGGCCTCCAAATTGTGTTATTGCCTATTATGCAACATTTGAGTAAGCATAATCTACGCCATATAGTTTAGTAATACCAGCAGCTATAATAGCTTTTGTTGGTGTACCAATTCTATAAGATGTACCATTAGCACATTTGTTAATATATATCATATTACCTTGCGCTCTTAGCTTATCAACCATCGCTCTAGGTGATTGTAAATCAAATCTGTTTCTTAAAGTTTTCCAAGAAACTGACTCTCCTCTATTCAAAAGATTTAATACCTTTTGAGTTTTAGAAAGTCTTTTACGACCTCTAGTAGAAACTGCTTTTTTAGCAACTTTTTTAACTACTAGTTCATCACCTTGAAATAGGTTTTTTATAGTTTTAAACATATTTTTCTCCTCTATGTTTAGTTTTCAAATCACTCATCCATTTTACAACCTGACAAGCAAGGCGATTCCGTAAAGGAATTCTGTTATGATAAATCAAAGTCTGGATCAAAATCTATAAATTCTCCAAATCCGTCCCTTGTATCATCTAATTCTTCTTTAAATTCACCTTTAATTGGTGTTCGTTTTCTTTTATCATCTATCACGGTTCCATAATTTACCGTGGCAACTGGTCTTTGATTTTTATATCTTATCTGCACCATCTTATCTGCTAATTTCTGTGCTGGGTGTTCTACTGCAAAATCTCTATAAATCATACCCCTTAAACAATCAATAACTAATGCTAAGTCTGTTGTAAAAGTATGTACATTTGATTTCATACCCATTTGTACTAATCGTTTTAATAATTCTATTCCTATATCGTCAATTGAACCTTCAACAAATTCTTTTGTTTGTTCTAATTTAATTCTTCTAGCAGCCTCTGGATCAGGTCCAGTTTTATCTTTTCTTAATCTCTTATGTAATGGAAATATTACTACGTTGTCTTTAGGCTTGTCTTTATCGTTATCATTTTCCGTCATTGGTAATCTCACCTTTGTAATTGACAACGCCTTTATTATTTAAATATTCTATAAGTTGGTTATAACCACCAACTATCTCATCATCAATAACTATTTGTGGCATTGACCTTACTTTTTTGCCAATGGCTTCTTGTAAGGCGTCAACGCTTTCAAAGTCTTCAAGCTTTCGCTCGGTATACACAAGGCCAAGTCTAGTTAATAGATTCTTCGCCTTGGTACAATAGACACAATTATTTTTGCTATATACAACAATCTTATTGGTCATCTGATTTATTAGAGTCTGCCACAAGTTTATCCCAAGCTTCATTAGCTTTTAGTTTAATATTGTGAGCGTCAACAGCGTCTGCTATATTATAAGCATACAGCTTGTTAAACTCTCCCATTGGTAGAGATAATCCTATCCATACTCTATAATAACCATTTTTAGTTAATGTTACGTCTTGAGCAAATATCTCATAACCTCTAACTGGTGTATTTTTAATTATGTTCACTAGAGTTACCTCTACTTCACTAACCACCGTTTTCGTATGAGTTTTACCTAATTCGGTAACAAACACTTTAGATTGTTTATTCATTTCACCTTTGATAATGTCAGCAAGTTCTGCTTTCGCTATCATCTTACCTTTATCAATAGCAAGTTGAAGGTCTGGACTTACAGCCGTTGCAACTCCAAAAAGACACATTTTTTCATTGTCTTTTTTAGTCCAAGGGCTTAAATTACAAGCCTTCTTCTCATCAAAGTCAGCCATATACCATTTTGGTACCGTGTTGACTATTTTAGATGTCTCACTTTTAATCTTATAGTTTCCTCCACTACAAGCAGATAAAAGCGTTGTGAATAACAAACCAATTAATAGTTTTTTATACATTTTTCACACTCCTAATCATATTATACAACAATTCTGCTAGCTTGTCAACCAGGTCTTGGTCTTTAATATACTGACCTACGTCAGCAAACGACCAGCCATAAATTATCATACATAGGAGTAAGATTATGATTAAATTTCTAATCATTTATCGTACCTCCCATTCTCCGTCCTTTGTTAGACATACTTTTCCGAACGATTTAAAAATATGCCCAGGTCTTGAATAAAACCTGCAATATTCTGGTGTTGTGATGTCTCTATAGTAGAATTGAGCAAACAATTCCCAATAACTTGGGCCTGATACTCCTTCTCTTCCATCACTACACTTTAGAATTTCTTTTTTAATAACGGTGTCCACACCATTAATATCTTTTTCTATAACCATTTGTACTTCTATAAAACAATAAGCATCCTGCTTATCATAATTAACTACTTTAGGGTAAGTAACCTTTTCTCCTCCGTGAGCATATTCCCACGTTAATAAAAATGTTATCATTAATAACATTGCAAATAACATTGCTTTAAAAATAAATCTCGGGTCCATTATGGTTTCTCTATCCATCTTCCATCTGGCATTTGACAAGCAGTACCAAATACTACTTCTCTATTCACATTACCAATACCAATCATAGGCCATTGACTTGTTATATCAACCGTATGATCATAATCTTTACATTTGATTGCTTCAACCATATATGTTCTTGTTATATGAATTATTCCTGAATTTCCTGTTTTCTGATTGTACCAATTTGTATAACTTGCTCCATTTGGACTTACATTTAAGTGGTCTACAAACACAGCATTATGAATATCTTTATCTGAATTGTACATTATTTCTGCACCAGCCCAAGCACCTACTACAGCACAACCAGCAGCCATATAAGCACTTACATTTAATTGTTCTACACATACTGCTGTTGTTGTTGTGGCACCCATAATAGCACCTGTATGTGTTCTTTGAGCACAATTAGTTAGTAATAAACTAACTAGTAAAATCCATATTATTTTTCCGAATTTCATCACAAACTTCCTGAGCGTCAACGCTCTTTATCATATAATACTCTTCATTATTATCTATTACATATCGGTTCATCTTTTTTTCCTGCCAGAAAGTATTAGCTCTGGCAGTAATAGGTCTGATTAAATGTGTGCCGTCATTGGCACTTGTACATACAAAATCACCTTTTATCATTTAATTATTACCCCAATTAAATAAGTTTTTGATTTTCGCAATTGAATTAGCAACTTGGTTTTTGCCTTCTTGCCATTTCACTTTTTGAAATTCAACGGTTTCAGCTTTTTCATTAGCAAACCACTTGTTTATTTTATTAATTCTATCTTCTACAGGTCCTGCACTAGCAGTTCCAGCAAACATAACTAATAAAATTATTGACATTATTACTTTGTTCATAAGCCTCCTTAATGTAATGTTCGATTGATATTATCTGGAATATCAAAAGGTTTAATAGAGTCTCTACTATTATAAAATGACTCTACGAAATTATTAAAATCTTCTTCTTTCATTTCAGTTCTTAAAATTCTTAATGCTTGTCCTAACATTGTTGTTGCAACCATAACTGGTTGTTTTGTCTCAATAGCATTTTTAATAAACACATCAAAGAAATCGTTATATGCTATAACCTGTGGGTCTTTATTTTTTGTTGTCTTCTTCAATGTCATCTTCGTTTTCCTGTTCTCTCATCTTCTCAGCATATGTCTTACCAAATACTGCCATATAAAAAGCGTCTCTTGGATTTGGTGCTGACCAAGTCTCTAATAATTTCTCAAAATTTATATTAAGATTCTCATAAACTCTTGGTTGTGATTTTTTTGTTTCTATGTGATCTTTAAAAAATTGTATTCTATTATCGTATGTTTCTTTTTTTCTTTTTTTACCTGTAGTTGTATTAATATCTTTATCGGCTGCTACTTTAAATTCTTGGAATATCAGCTCTTTATTGTATTGAAATGTCATATCTCCCTATTGTTTAATTGTTCAACTTACTATTATAATGGAAAACGCTTAAAATGTCAAGCCCGACTAAAAGCCCTATATTTACTACGTTTTCACGCCAGGAAAGTCTCTCCAAGCACGCTGGAACGCTTTTCCAAGCCGCTTGTGTATGTCTGTATGGCCCTTTTCCTAGCAATTCCATACTATTTGCCTATCTTACTTTCGTTCTCCAGTTGTATTGAAACATCTATATCTGACTCTTCTTTTTCTTTAACTTCTTTAAGTTGTTGCAAGTCATCTACAGCAGAATCGGTATTACCATTCTGTATATTGTCAATTACATTTTGGATAACGTCTACTTCGTTATTAAAACCATTAATGTTCATAGTGTCCTCCTTATCTTGTTCTTTATCATAGTTCATTAATAAAATAATGTAGTGTACAGCCTTTAAAAGGTCATTTCTATTAAAACCTTTTTTCTTACCGTATCTCATTAAATACTTTATAGCATTTCCGTGGCAGAAGTCTCTACCAATATCTAAATCTGTTAAAACATCTTGGATTTGAGCACCAGATTTGGTCGTGTAATGTTGACCATATGTTTCTTTTATATATTTTGTAATTTCGTTTAATGTTGTATCTTCGTTATATTTAAATTGTAATGTTGGTTTTCTCATTTGCCTCCTAGGTTTAATATCATTTGTCCATTTTTTTCAGTTAAGGAACCGTGTTCTTTTTTTTCGTTTTCTTCTATATACTTTTCAAACTCATCAACTTCGTGTTGATACTTTTTAAGTAATTCTCTAATTTTACCTCTAGTAATAATCTTTGCTGGGTCATCATCTTTTGATTCAACCGTAAGCATTTTATGTAATAATTCTAATTGTTCTATAAATTTTAATATTTCAATCATTAATCCGTATCTCCATCTTTATATAATTCATCTAATATACTTCTTTGTTTCTTTGGTTTAGGTTTACTGCCATAATGATATGCAATCGCAAACCCTATAATAGTTAATATTATACCAATTGTACCTAATCCTATTCCATAACCTAATGTCATTATTCAGTTCTCCCACTTATAATATACCATCTGAAGCCTTCGTTGTCAAGCATTTGTTTTAATTCCATAACTTTATCTTTGCTTCCATCAAATATAATATAATCGTTATATCTTCTGTATATTACTATTCTCATTTAAAATATTTTTTAAATCGTCTAGTGGTTTTACTTCTTTTTCTTTAGCAACACAATCTCCTTTTTCGTTGATTATGTCATCTTCTAAAGCATAAGTATCTATTTCTACAAAGCCATCTTCTTTAGCGTATTCTTCATCTTCATAGCAAACTTTACCAAGATATTCAGTAGTATCTGAATCTGTATAATTAGCGTCTACCATATATGTTTCAACACCATTTTTAGCTTCGGTAATATTTTTACCTATTTCTGAATATTCTAAACCACCATCATCACAAAACTTCTTATCAGCTTCATCTTTATCTTTAGCCAATACATCTTGTTCTATGCATAATGTATAGTATGTTTTTTTTCTGTATAGGTTTTTACCTAAATCGTCTTTAAATACAGATATGTCTGTTAATTGACTCATATTGTTCCTCCGTTTCTTAAATTTTCTACTTCATTTTCTTTTTCTTTTAATACCATTCCAATCCACTCTTCAGCGTCATCTTCATTGTGTATACCTTCAAATCCTAAATCACATTTAGCATTTTTTAATTTATTTAAGGCTGTTTCTTTTGTTATTTCGCCTTCCATTAATTTTCTTTCTACATCACCTAGAAAGTTCGTAGCTTCGTCCCAAGCCATATTTTTCACTTTACCCATAATTATTGTAGTCCTTTCATATATTGAGTTTTTTTGTTTAAATTCTTGTAAGTATATTGATTTGTTAATTCTGGTTCAAAATCATATTTAAAAAATTGTCTACCATTTACTAACTGGCCATAATCATTGAATAATGCATTATCATTACCAACGGTATCGGTACCAAATTCATCTGAATAAGTTGTATAATATTCATCACCAGTAATAATTTCAACTTTAGTAGTACCAGTAGCATTACTAGCTTTCTCTATGTAATTCTTATCACAATAAGCTTTGATTTTATCTTTAAATTTTTGATTGTTTAATTTGTTTAGAAATTTGATTGGAACATTTCTAAAAATAGTATGGTAAATAAAGAAGAATTGATCGTAATTTTCTTCTGCGTCTTGGTATTCTAAAGCGTAAACCAAGTTAAATGTACCATTTTTTGTCAATTTGTTCATAGTTTTTTCGTCCATTATGTCTATAGGATACACTATCCACCAATGGAGTCAAGCACTTTTTTCAATAAAAAAGTCAATAAAATCAACGATTTCTAAATTATTTTGTTCTGGTTTTGTTCTAAAAGTCTATTTCCAGTTGTTTTTTACCCATTCCTGTGTCGATTCGTGTGGTTTTGGGTTGCCGTGGAACACAGCAATGGAGGCCCCCTGGACTTGTTCAAAGGTTTGTTCAGCTTTTGAGAAAACTGGATTAGTTCTATTTCGCCATTTATAAGAGAAAGACCACTCGTCTGGATATGGGTTGGTTTCTGGTCTCTTCCACATTATATCACTAACTACATTTTGGTCACCTTGCATTCTTTGGTATCTCTTTTTATCATTTAAAAAGTTATCCCATATAATTGGACTTGTATCACTATGCCACCTCATTATACTTGAATTAAACTGGTTATCTGGTTGACCAAAATCTCTAATAACACAAAAATCCTTTACATCACCATATGTTATAAACCTATCTATATTGTCTAATATCACAACATCTAAATCTAGGTAAAACCAATTGCTTATCATTGGTTTAAAATATGGGTGGAACATCTGCAACTTATTCCACCAACCTTGTAAATCGTGTTCTGGAAATGATTCGAAAGATATATTACCATCTTTGTTATGAATCATTTTAGGTAATTTAACGTGGTCTGTAAAAACGATAAAATTATGGGGTATAGTAAGGTGTCTTCTTACCATATAGTATAAAGTTTGTACATAATCGGTACTAAACTTATCTCCCCAATACACACAACAAACATTTAAATTTGTTATGCCATTGTCTAACTTAAATGGTTTCATATCCAGGTATTATGGTCTTTAGGATGGTGTTTTGTATCTATATCAAAGATTAAACTTATTATCAATACCGTCATAGCAATACCTATAATCATCCAAAGACCTCTTCCTTCGTCCCAATTGGTTAATAGATACCACAAAACTTCAACGCCATTCATTCCTTCTAATGGATTTACTGGTGTTGCGTTTTGTGTTAGTTTATCAAAAAACTCATCAAGTGCTTTTAGTTCCGACATTTTGTTTCCTTAATAATTCATATGCTGTACCATTTTCAATTTCTGATAGGTTAAATTGATTATCTACTATAAATCTCAACCACTCATAAACCGTCTTTCTTCCTGGTCTAAATGGTTTTTCTATTAATTCTATTTTTCTACCTGATACTGGAGAAGCTACATTTCTTATATGTGTAATGCAAGGTGTATAATTCATTATAGCATCCACAGCAGCTAAACTCATATTAGTTACCAAACAATGAGCACCTGATAAATCATCTTTAATATGTTTACCCCACCATTGATTACCAGGTCTTGGTTTATTTCTAACAACTATTTCTTTATCTGTATATTGTTTTATTTGTGCTACCGTTTCCTCAATCCATTGTTCTTGCGTCATACCATTTATTTCGTGGCAAACGGTAGTAGAAGATGGACATACTAATATATGATTTCTCTTTTCATCACCAGTATCCCAACCTTTAAAATCTACATCTATTCCTTTGCTACTTATTTGTTTAACTCTTTTACCATCACCAACTGAACCTCGTATTGTATGTAAACCACCTTTAACTATTCTAAAATAAGTTCTATCATAATCGTGTATAATAGGTTCTGGATATCTTGTAATTTGTTCAGTTAAATAACCTACATCAACATACCACCACTCTTCTCCGTTCTCCATACATTTAGCAATTTCTTTTCTATTATTTCCTGCTAAACCCCAAAAGAAATGGACAGGTTTATCTGTTTCAGGCCAACCCTTTTGAAATGCTGGCCACATCTGGTGACTCAAACATTTATCCCAATTTATTTTATGATAGATATTCATTTTCCCATTCCTGGCCATCCTTCAGATAGTCCTAAATCTTCCCATTTCTTTCCACCTTCTTGTATATTAAGTAATGGATATTCTCCATTTACTTTATAATAATCATCAACAAATTCTTTTTCTATTGTATGGTAATCAACTGACATTGTTTTTTTATTTACATCACCTGAAAATGATGGAATAGCAGTCCTTACGGTTGGTAATTTCATAAACCATATCTCTATATTATTATTCTCTTTTAATTCTTTTTGTAAATAATTCCAAATACTATATGTTCGTTTACTTTGACCAACTCTAAATCCATTTAAATAAGCATTGATTGTACTTTCAATACCACCTTTTGTTTGTGAACCACCAAACTTAACTATCTTTTTATTATTAGCAATTAAATATAACTTACCATCAGAATCTTGTCTTTCATCTTTTGTACAGGCAAATTTCATACTTAATTTATTCAAATCATTAAAATGCATTTCACCTAATTTTTGCCAGTAGGTCAAATCAAGTTCATCTATAGTTTTTATTTGTTTATGCCCTAATAGTTCTGCTAATTTATTCACTTCTTTTTCTTTCTTCCAAAATAATGATCTCCAGGTTCATAGTCCCACCTTTTACCGTGATGACCTCTTAAATCAGCCCACCACATTCTTATTTTAACTATTACTCTTCTAATTCTATAACTCATTTATTTTTTAATCTATTCCAGGCGAATCCATTTCTTAATTCTGTTAATGTGTATTGATTTGCTAATAAACTATCTATCCACTCACTTCTGTTTTCAGCATATAAAGGTTTCTCTATTTCAAATAAATCTCTTTTAGATACAGGTAAAGCACAGGATATTTTGTCGCAAAAGGACGGTACACCTGCCAACACAGCGTCAACAGCAGCAGTAGTTTGAAATGATATTACTGCCCAAGCACCTTTTATTTCTTCCATAAATGGTACTTTTGATGTCTTTAATCTAAACCTTACTTCTCTATCTGTAGACCTTCTTAAAATATTTTTCACTTCATCTTCCCAAGTTGTATCACCTAATCCATAATAATTTTTCATAAATTGAGAAGGTGGTAATACTACAATATATGTTCCAGTTAACTGCCAATCTTTTATTGTTATTTTTTCTCTAAATTTCTTTATCCTATTATAATCTGATTCGTCTAATTTGTCAATATAATTTAATGATAAAGCATTCTTTGTTAATCTATATATTCTATCTTTAAATATAGGGTTTATACCGTGTTTTTGTTCTTTGAAATAATAAGCGTGATCAAAGTAATAAAATTCTTTTGATCTTTTTAAAACTTCTCCAGTACCTCTTAATACACCAAACATTGATACTGGTTTTGTAATGTCTACCGATTGAAAATCTGGACCGTCTTTATGTAATGTACCACCTGCACTCCGTACAAATGGGTCTACGACTTGGTCGGTCATAGGTCTTGTCAATAAACCTTGTATCATAAATTAACTTTTGATGTTTCATTAAAGTTGTTAAACCAATCTATAGAGTAATCACAACCTTTGTATTCCTCAAACCAAGGACCGCCTTCTGTAAAGTGAACATTTTTAACATCTTCTTTATATTCATATTCACTAACTAACCAATTCCATTCTAATGGTAAATCTCCTATCAAATGGTCTCCTTCTAACCATTTAAATTGATGTAATTGTAATCCTGTTGCACTATTCACATAATCTGGTGTTAGTGCTGTACACTTATCACAATTCATTAACATAAAACTTGACCAATTTTTCTTAACATATTTTGTTTGAGTTTGACCTAAAAACTTCTTTTCAGTTCTTGGTATATAATCGTGTTTACATACTTGTACAGCATATTTTTCGTCTCTTAATCTCCACAATTCTGCAACATCTGTCATCATTAACTGGTCACAATCCATAAACAAAGCCCAACCTTTATAGTTCATAAGGTGAGGTACTATAAATCTACTAAAACTAAATTCAGTTGATTCTATATTACTTCGTTCTCTAGTAAAATTATCCTTTATATTTGGTAAATATATCGGTGTAATAGATACTGGTCTGGTACTCTTTTTTAATATACTATATGAAAGTACATTAAATGCTACTTTTTCTTTACTATCATATCCAATAAAAATGTTAATCATTATACATCTGTTCTAATAATATGTTTTCTTAAAGCTCTAACAAGTCTTTCTATGTTATCTATAATATCAATTAAAGTTTTATCTTTAATATATCCTTGTGATTCTTTTAACTTATCATATTCTTTTAATGAGATTGACACCATTGGTGAATAATCTCTATTACTTTCATTTTCATATGTCTTATCGTGTTCATCTGTTGTATCAAATTCGCTCATTGATTTCTGCTCCATTCTGGACTATGTGGTTTGTATTTTCTAGGACCTTTTCTATGGTCTAGGTACTGATTTATAAATTTGTCTCTTGCCATAATATGGCCCATACCACTATCGCCCAATTTGTGTTCTATATATTCATCTTCATTTGCCAGCATTTTTCTGGACAAATCTAAAGTATGACAATCAGTAAAAAATTTCTTTCCTTTTATCTTTATATCATAAACGGTATCGTGTATATACCATTCCTTGTATTGTTTAAAAAACTTATCTGTACATTTTTTAGTATTATTAAATGCAACAAAACCTGTTTCTGTATATTGTTTTGGTCTATCATAAAAAGATATAAAAACATTTTCTGGTAAACATTGGTCATACCATTCCATAGGTATTGTCTTAACAAAAACTGAATCACTATCTACATAAAATACCTTATCTGCATATTTTCTAGCTGCTGATTGAGCAAATACTTTATAACTAAATCGTACAGCGTCTTGAAAAAAGTCTCCTACAACTCTATTCTTATTTCTATCCCTAAACTTTAAACTTTCAGGTTCTTCTTCAAATAAATTATGATAATGTAAATTAGAACCTTTTGGGTATTGGTTTATATCATCTTCAACAAAAATATGTAATTCTAATTCTTGTTGAGTTTGGTAATATGATGTTATTAACTGATTAGCATAATCATCATACAACTTTTTATTATATGTACTAATTAATATCTGTTTCAATCTTTACCTTCAATACTTGTTCCTAGATACGGATCATTTTCTTGATTATATCTTTGTGATTCCTCTGGAAATGTTATCGTAGGCCACATATCAGATTGTCTATCACTACAATATCTATCAATATCTGCGTCTACCATTTCTTCCATTAAACTTTGTACATTATGTTTATGTTCCCAACCTAATACTTCTTTTGCTTTAGTAGCGTCTCCTTGTAGTATATCTACCTCAGCAGGTCGTAAATGTTTTTGGTCTGTAGTAATAATTAATTGGTTACCTTTTGTAAAACACTCACCATCTTTCCAATAATGTTCTATTTCTTTATAATCTAAAGCCATATCTGCAAATTCTTTTACGGTATGGATTTCACCAGTTGCTAATACATAATCATCTGGTTTATCGTGTTGTAGCATTTGCCACATACCTCTACAAAAATCTTCAGCGTGTCCCCAATCTCTTTTAGCGTCCAAATTTCCTAAAACAATTGGTGTACTATTTTGTATCCAATGTGCTAAACCTTTTGATATTTTTCTGGTTACAAAATCCTCACCTCTATGTGGACTTTCGTGGTTAAATAATATACCACAACAAGCAAACATACCATACGATTCTCTATAGTTTATTGTAATGTGATGAGCATATAATTTTGCAACACCATATGGACTTCTAGGCCAAAACTTCGTTGTTTCTTTTTGTGGTGTTTCAAATACTTTACCATACATTTCACTTGTACTTGCTTGATAGAATTTAATTTTAGGATTAACTTGTCTTATACTCTCTAGTATTCTTAAACAACCCATAGCGTCTATTAGAGTAGCAAGTTCTGGTTGTTTAAATGATAACCATACAAACGATTGAGCAGCTAAATTATAAACTTCATCTGGTTGAGTTTCTTCTATTGCTCTTCTTATATTCGCTTGGTCTATTACATCAAGTTCAACAAACTCAATCTTATCTGTAATACCCATTTCATCTAATCGCCAATGTTTTGGTGATGTACTTCGTCTTTGTCCACCAAATACTTTGTATCCTTTTTCTAATAAAAATTTGGCCAAATAAGCGCCATCTTGTCCTGTTATACCTGTTATTAATGCTCGCTTCATTTTATCTCCTTCAAAATTGAATACACCATTTCTATGTTGTCTTTTAAATCTCTTATATCATTTCCTATAAACAATCCATTATCGTGTATATAATTAGCATTTGGATAATCTCCATTTTTATAATATTCCATATAATCTATTACAGGATTTTTCATAAAATTACCTGCAACAATAGGTCTGCACTCTATTCCATTTTCTTTAAATGATTTAACTACTTGGTCTCTTTTACCTTTTAAATCATCTACCAATACAATTGAGAAACCAAACCAACTGGATTCTCCTACTTCTTTTTGTATTTGTACACCTGGAAAATCTTTAAATTTTTCTTGAAAGTATTTTGCGTTCTTAATTCTTTGTTTTCTCATTTCAGGCCATTTTTTAAGTTGTACACTTCCAATTGCACCACTCATTTCTAAAGGTCTTACACTATAACCTGGGGTTACAAAGGTAAAACTATCTTTAAAATTATCACCTGTTTTTTTATAAACTTTATTATCATCTGGTAAATCTCTACACCAACCGTGTGCCCTTAATGACCTTAAATAGTTAGCGTCATCTTTATTACAACACGCAATCATTCCACCTTCCATTGTTTGTAAATGATGTGAAAAGAAAAAAGAATAACTACCTAATATACCAAAAGTACCAGCATAATCTCCTGTATCTGTTTTAGCACCTAAACTTTCACAATTATCCTCTAATATCCAAATATCTCGGTTTAAAGCAATATTAAATATTTCTTTATAATTACAAGAATTGCCTAAAAGATTTACTGCAAAGATAGCGCAAGTATCCTTATTAATAGCTTTTTTAACTTCGTTAGGGTCTATGTTTAAAGTTTCCCTATCTATATCTACAAAGTTTAATTTAAATCCGTATTGTTGTAATGGAAAAAATGTTGTTGACCAAGAAACAGCAGGTACTATAATATTTCCTTCACAACCATATTTGTGTTTCAATAGTGCTAACATTAATAAATTAGCAGTTGACCCACTATTAACCATAACTGCTTCTTTGCAACCAAAAAATTCTGCAAACTCTTGCTCAAACTTCTTGACGTGTGGACCCATTGTATATCGACCACTTTTTATAACTGATTGTATCGCCTCTAATTCTCTATTGTCCCAAGTATCACAGGCTAATGGATATTTCATAATCTTTCCTTATTATATGTTCATTTTAAATACTTTATACCAAGCTGCAAATGTAGCTATTGTAAATAACTCCTTTTGAGATTTTTGACCTGCGTTTGGATGAACAACAGGATCACCTTTTTCATTTACATCTACTTTCCAATTCTTGTTTAACATATATTTATCATCAATTTCGGAAGTAGTATATTCAAAAATATTTTGAATATCTTTATTTTTCATAAGACTTCTAAAATATTCTTTTAAAGGTGTACTATCAGGTGCTGGTTGTGTCATCTTTCCAATTATACCTTCGTCTGTAGGAAATCTCCAACCAGTTTTATCTCTTTCTAATATTTGTTTTGGTAATCTTTTATAGTATGCTGTCTTTAGTAATGGTTTATTATGAAAAGCCCAATTTTCTTCTAAAAACTTTTTATTTACTTTAACTCTACCAGGAATAGACCTTACAAAATCTCTAAAAGTTCTATTCATAAATGGAAATCTTCCTTCCATACTAAATCTCATACCTAACTTATCGTTTCTTATTAAAAAATCTTCTGCTAATGTATTTAAACATTCTATGTACATCAAATCATTTAATTTATCACCTTGTAAACCACCTTTAGGTAACCAACTATCAAGATACTCTATTTGGTCTTTATGAGTTGCCCATAATTCCTTATTATTTAATATCCTATGATTAGCACATAAACCTTTTAATTTCGTGTGCCAAGGAAATTGTTCAGCTGGTAAATTTACTCCTAATCTATGATGTTTATATCCACATAATAATTCATCACCACCATCACCACTTAAAGTCACCGTAATATCATTTTCTGAAATCATTTTATTTGTAGAATAATAAACTGGTAAACTTTTTGCTTGTCTAGGTTCCTCTAATGCTTCCATTGTATTTTCAAATTCATTAACATAATCTTGTTCAGGAAATCTAATTTCTTGATGGTTACCACCATACAAATCTGAAAGATAAGCTGCTAATTTAGCGTCTTCATTTAATCTGCTACCTCGGAAATATGTTAGAAAACTTGATGAAAAGGTATTAGGTTTTGTTTTTAAGTGTTGTGTCATTTCATATAATATAGAAGAGCTATCAATACCACCACTTAAAAATAAACCAATCTTTCTACGACCCATTAAGGTTTGTTTTACTGCTTGATTTAATTTAACTCTCACCATATCCGAAACATCACCAGGAGACTTTATTGAATTATCTATTTTAATTGGAATATTATTAATATTTGTGGATACTTTCTTATCTGTAATTACATTTATTTCAACAACTTCACCAGGTACTAATTTCTTTATACTTTTAAATAAAGTTAAATAACCTGCATTATAACCTTGTTTGTAATATTGTCTAAATCCTTCTTTATCTACTTTTCTTGGAAATCCTATTTCTAACAAACTTTTAATTTCGGAAGAAAATGCTAACTTACCTTGAATATAACCATAATAGAGTGGTTTCGTTCCATTACTATCTCTAGCAATAATCAAATTTTGTGTTTTTTTGTTATAAGCTGCAAAAGCAAACATTCCATCTAATTCATTAATAAAGTCTTTTCCTTTTTGGTCTAAACCAACTATTAATGTTTCGGTATCTGTATCTGTTTGAAATTGATGTTTTAATGAATCGTTTAATTCTTTATAATTGTAAATTTCGCCGTTATAGACTAAAACCCAATCCTTGTAAAACCAAGGTTGTTTTGAATTTTCTACCGTATCTACAATTGATAAAAGATTATGACCTAGTGTAATTTGGTCATTGTGCCATTTACCATTTCCATCAGGACCTCTATGATGTGCTTGACACAACATTTCGTCCATTTGTCTTTCTGAAGGCCAAAGTATTCCGTGAATTGCACACATAATCTAAGCGAACCTCCAGAACAAAAAATTGCTGAGGTAAATCCAGCGCTCAAAATAGCCTGGTTTCTTCCAGTCTGGAGAGATCATAATTTTCCATAAGTTTTTTATACGTATATACTTATACATTTGGTTTACCTCTTACATCACGCTTGCAACTTTGACAAGGAGAGTTTGGAAACCAATCTGCTCTATTAATTCTTTGTCGCCACTCGGTATAATAATCACTAGTATAATTTAAAAATAAACTTGGTTCTTTTTTTAAATCACCTACAGCCCATTTACTATGTAATTCAGGCGTTAACATATCGCAACAAATGGTCATTGAACCATCATACTCTATAAACACACCAGAATTCATACTTGTACACTTTTCAGTTCTTACATAGTCTTTATGTATATCTACACTACCAGCACGGTTGGTTCCATTTTTCCAATAGTTTCTGGCGTGTATTGTACCTTTAACCTGTGGTACTTGATACCTAATCCAATCTTTATCTTTATAATTTTCTTTAACAATTCTAGGTACACCAATTCTATCTGCTATCGTATTAATACGAACAAACACCTCATTTTCATCATATTCGGTTACACCATTTGCAAGGTAAGCTTGCATAGCAATATGATCCATACCTGCCTCTAATAATTCTTGCAAGTAATCTTTATTAAGGTAATCTGAATTGGTATTAAGGGATATTTTGGCGTGTGGTAAATAATACTTTGCTACTTTAATTTTTGAAAGTATTATTTCTTTTTTAGATAATGGTTCGTGATACCTGGTAAAATCTATACGACCATCAAAATCTATTTCAGATAGTTGAGAAAATATAGAGTCATACATATCATCTGACATATAAACTATATTTTTATGGTCTCTTCTATCTACATCTGGTCTTGATAAAGGACAAAATGTACAAGTTCTATTACAATAATTATGTATACCTATTTCAACTGACCTAATATTCTTTTTAAAAAGTCTTTTAGATTCTTCCAAGTTCATTTATTTAATAATTTATCTAACACAGCTTCAAATTCTAATGCTGGTAGGGGTTTACTAGAAAGATATTCCTGTACTCCTAAACCTCTTCTAAATTTACCATTAGGTAACTTCTCTAGTGCTTTTGGAATTTCTTTATGTCTTCCTAATACAAATCTTCTTGTACCAGGACCATAAGGTTTTATCTCACTATGTAATACAAAATAATTTTCTCCTAATTGTTCTACTTTTGCCAATATTCTATTTAATGTTGCAGCCATTTTATCTCCTATTTTAATATAACTACATTACAAATTTGTCTATCTACAGGTGCGTTAACTTCTTTAACTCCGTGCCAACCTCCTGTACTATTTTTAAATAAGCAAGACCTATTACCAGATACACTCTCTACTTTATGGAAATAAAAATCTCCTGGTTCTGGATTCATTTTATCTATCTTCTTACCTTTATAAAATATAGTTTCACCACCCCAATCTTCTTGCCATTCTTTAGGCATAAAATAAAGTAAATGGGAACCAATCTTACCTATACTATCTATATGTGGACTAACGTCTAGTCCTGCCCTAGTTCTATGAAAGTCAAATCTTATTTTAAAATCTTCTATGTTTAAAGTTTTACAAATCCATTCTTTATATTCTTTGCCTCTTAATTCTGATATTAAGGTCTGCCAAACAAAAGGTAGGTCATTTACACTAGTTAAATATTGTTTAAAGTATTTACTACCTTGAGTTTCACCCATACAAAAAAACTTTCGGCAATGTGGTCTTTGTCCGTATTTTCTTTCTTCTGGAAATTCATCTTTAAATAACTCATCACCAGGAAATGTTTTTAATAACTCTTCATAATCGTTTTGATTTATAAAGTTATCATAATAATTATGTGGTGTCCAACCATTAGTAATTAATTCTGTTGTAGGTATATTAATCATTGTGGCCAACTTGTTCGAGCAATATATGTCTTATAAATTATTTCATTCTTCTCTTGTAAACTTTTGACAAAATAACCTTCAATCAAATCATAACCTTGTTCTTTTGCCCATAAGACTCTTTTATTACCTGTATGTACACACATACCTTTTTTCTTTTCACCGTTCTCATCTTTAGGCCAATTTTCTTTCCAATAATATTCATCTGTAGTTACCACTACAGGCCATTTCATACCGTGCTTAAGAATACTAGACCTGAATAATGGCATTCTTTTTTCTAACCATTTCATACTTGGTATTAACATTATATTTTTAACCTCAAATAAATCTAACTGAGCGAAGCTAAGTTTACCTACGGGGTCAAGATGATTTTGTGCTCTTAATATTTTCTTTTCCATATTGTGCTATGTAATAGGCGTCAACTATATCGGTAACAGGACTTGCTAATGTTTCCTGGTCTAACGCCTTCATTAAATCTATGTTAGTATCTTTTTTAAATTGTTCATACATCTTTTCTTTATCTGCATTGCCTTTTCCTGTTGCAAACTTTTTAATATTTGCTGGCGGTATTACTTCTATTTGTCCATACTTTTCTTGTAATCTATACTTTAAAATGCCACCATTTTCTGCAATCTGGAATAAAGCACGACCTTTACTGCCAAAGGAATAACCTTCCATAAAAATATGTTTGTCATCTAGTTGATAGTTTTCTTCCAAACAATACAAGACCGTATCGCTAAGGTTTTTAAATCTTTCCACAGGATCATTATATTCTTTTGTACCATAACCAATTATATTTCCTAAAAATATACCTTCATATTTCTTTTTAGGTGTGACGTAATAAAACATACAATCTTCATCATCTAATATACACCAACAAGGACAAGTTAAACTATAATCAATCCCAATTATCTTCTGTTTCTTCATTATCAGGTTCCTCTGCTTCGTTATCTATTTCGTAGCCACAAAACGGACAAGACAATGGATCTAAATCCGTCTCTTCATCATTATATACTAACGTATATTTAGATTGACAATTACTGCAATACTTTTTAGTTTTCGTTAATGAAGATGATTCACCGATACTTCGCATAATTATAACTTGAATTTCTTAAACTGATTTTTCTCTACATCTTGTTTGATACCACCGATAACATAAGATTCTATTTCTGTTTCCTGTGGTGCGTTTTGTTGTGATCTACTATTCAACCAATGGTCAACCCAAGGTAATGGGTTTGTTTTTTGGTTATATTGGGACTCTAAACCTATAGCTCTCATCCGTCTATTAGCCATATACTCTACAAATTGGTGTAATAATTTTTCTGATAAACCTATCATACTACCTTGAGAAAATAGATAAGTTGCCCACCTTTTCTCTTCAGCAACTGCTTCATCATACATTTTATAAACTTGTTGTATGTTATCTCTAATAACTTTTAACATTACCTTATCGTTTTCAACCTCTTTATAGTTGTTTATAATTCTTTGTGATACTGCAAGGTGTTGAGACTCGTCTCTTGCAATAAAGGAAATAATCTTTGCACTACCTTCCATTAATTTTAATTCACCAAAGGCAAACGAACAAGCAAAAGAAACATAAAATCTTAAACCTTCCAAGATATTTACGGTAACCAATGCTAAATATAATCGTTTCTTTAGTTCATATATATCCACTTTACTCTTGTCTAATTGATATTTGTAACCTAATTCTATTAAATCATCATAACATTTGGTAACTGAAGCAGCTCTCTTCTCTATCTTCTCATCTGTAATAATGGTATCAAAAATTTCAGATGGATTTGGATATAAATTTTTCATTATGTAAGTATAAGACCTACTATGAATTGTTTCCATAAAATCCCAGGTAACAATACAACCTTCTAATTCAGGTATAGATACAAAAGGTAAAAATGCCAAACAAGGTCCTCTACCTTGTACACTATCTAACATTGTTTGGTATTTTAAATTAGATGTAAAGATATTCTTTTGATTAGGTAATAATTCTCCATAATCATTTCTATCTTTCTGTAAAGATACTTCTTCTGGTCTCCAGAAAAAACCTAATTGTTGTTGTGTAAGTTTATCAAAGATAGGATATTTAAATGTATCATATCTTTGTACTCCTAAATCCTCACCAAAAAACATTGGTTGTTTAGTCATATCTAAATCTTTTGATTTATTAAAAACGGTTCTCATATTTCCTTTTTTGTTTCTACTCCATAATATTCTTTATAGTTTTCAATCCAATAGTTAACTCTTTCCATAAACCAATCATAACCATTGTACCCAACCATTCGGTCCATTTCTTTAAAATTTTCCTCATCATAGATAATAAATGTAGGGACACCTCTTATAGGTTTAATATCCCCTCTTCCAACTGAATCTATAAACCATTTAGGTGGTTTACTAGCGTCAATAATTTTTAATGGTAGTGTCTTACTAGCTTCTGTATCTTTATAAGTTGGATACACCTCAACCATAAATGCCTGACAATAAGGACAGGTTTTACTATGAAACATTAATAATTCATAAGCATATAATGGAGTACAAAGTAGGAAGAATACTATACTACAAACACTTATCAGGCGAGTCATAGGCGACTTCATCCAAATAATCATTTGAGTCATAATCTTTTTTCTTAAATCTGTTTTCATCTTTTTCTTTCTTATCTTTCAATTCATAGAAAAAATGGTCATCATCACCTGCTGTCCATTTTTCTTGTGATTCTACGCTGTATACCTTTGTAGAAACTTTGTAATCTGGAAATCTCATTTCACTTGGCGATAGAGATTTGTCGTAAAATATAGTTCTATTGTTTGGTTGAGCTGCAAAATGTCCATTTTCCAATCTCAATATGTTAAAAGATTTGTGCTGACTTGGTACTTCTGAATAAGTTATATTTCTTTCCAAGTTGGTTGAATTGCAAACATCTATGGTAAACATATACCATCCTTTATACATTTTTTTACTAGGTGATAGATACTTACATCTATTACCTTCCAATAATTGTTTTTCAATTACTGCAATATCATAACTAAAACAATCCCATAATTCTAATTCAGTTAATGGTATGTCTTCTTTAAAATCTTCCTTCCAAACAAACGCTGAAATTGGTAACTTATCGTACAAAGCACCTGTCTCATACAAAAATGTTTCAAAGTATAAAGCATTACCTTGAATACTTTTTGCTGTTGTCCAAATACCTGGTTCTAATTCACCGTGTCCTTTTTGATGGTCATACAAATACTCTTTCTTAACAAACACCTCTACGTGTGGTATGTTTGCGACTAGAAATGCCATAAAGTTCCTTTATATTACACACGATTCACAATCCTCTGGATCGCCTGTAGGTTGATGTTCTACTTCACTTGTATTGGAATCTGACAACACTTTATCATTTTGATCTAAATCTTTCTTACTATCATATGTGTTTTGATAATATGAAGTCTTCCATCCATACTTATATGTATTTAATAAGTCTTCTGCCATCTTTGATATTGGTACCTGACCATCTTTATAATGTTCAGGATTATATGACCAATTACCGCTGATAGCCTGATCAAAATACTTTTGCATTACCGAGACTATGTTTATATATCCTTCATTTGATTTCATATCCCATAGTAAAGTATAATTATTTTTTAGTCTTCTATAATCTGGTACAACCTGTTTTAAAGGTCCCTTTTTACTTTTCTTTATAGAAAGATAATCTCTAGGTGGTTCTATGCCATTGGTGGCATTAGAAACCACACTAGAGGATTCAGACGGCATTTGAGCTGTGAGTGTGCTATGACGGAGGCCAGTCTCAACAATCTCCTTTCGGAGTTTCTCCCAATTGAAAGATAATTTGCGGCTAACAATTTCATCTACTTCCTTTTTATAGGTGTCAATTGGTAAGATACCATCGGAATATTTTGTCTTATTAAAGTATTCACATTTACCTTTTTCTTTTGCTAGAGTTAAACTAGATTGTAAAAGGTAATATTGGAAAGCTTCTGATAACTTATCTACTTCTCTCCAACCTTGTTTATCTTCATAAGAATAACCTAATTTTGCCAAATAATGTGCTAACCCTATATAACCAATGCCTAAACTTCTTCTGGCTTTAGTTGATATTTCAGCAGCTTTTACTGGATATTTTTGAAGGTCTATAACTTCATCAAGAGCCCTTACGGCTAAATCACATATAGGTTCTAACTCATCTAAACTATTAATCTTACCTACATTAACAGCAGATAAAATACATAGAGCAATCTCACCGTCCTCACCATCTATATGTTGAATTGGTTTGGTTGGTAATGTTATCTCTTGACATAAGTTAGACATTGTAATTCTATCCTTAAATGAGGAGTGAGTATTACAATGGTCTATATTCATAATGTATATACGACCTGTTTCAGCTCTTTCTTTTAGCATTGCCATAAACAATTCTTGAGCTGATATTTTAATTTTACTTATTGATGTTTTTCGTTCAGCAATTTGGTACAAATTATCAAACTCTTTTGTACCAAATGCCTCAACTAATTCAGGTACGTCGTGTGGAGAAAACAAGGTGATGTCTTCGTCATTTATAAATCGTTCATAGAATAATTTGGATAATTGTATGGAATAATCCAATTTTCTTACTCTATTATCTTCCGTACCTTTATTATTTTTTAATACTAATATGTCTTCTATTTCTTGGTGCCAAATAGGGAAGTGAGTAGTTGCACTCCCGCCTCTAACTCCATTTTGAGTACAACACTTAACCGTTGCTTCAAACTTTTTAAGGAAAGGGATAACTCCTGTATGTTGGACCTCACCTCCCCTAATTTTCGAGTTGATTCCTCGAATCCGACCTGCATTGATCCCAATTCCAGCACGCTGGGCAATGTAGCGGCCAATAGCCATATCACTAGAAAAGATACTAGGTAAAGTATCATCAATATCAACCAGTACACAACTAGCATACTGCCTAACAGGAGTCCTAACACCCGCCATAACAGGCGTAGGAATATTGATTTTAAATCTGGATATAGCGTCATAATACCTTTTAACATAACTCATCCTCTTATTTTTAGGGTACTTTGCAAAGATAGTAGCTGCTATCATCATATACATAAACTGGGGTGTCTCATACACCGTACCAGAGCTTCTATCTTGAACAAGGTACTTATCTATGATTTGCCTTAATCCTGCATAGGTAAAATCATAATCTCTTTCGTGTGTAATCCAATTTTCCATTCTATCAAAATCTTTTTTCTCATAATTTTTTAGAATAGATTCGTCATAAACTTTTTTCTCAACACAATTAGTTACGTGTTTATAAAAATGTGGGTGGTCCCATAGTCTGTGGAATATTTGTTTTCTTAATGAATATAAAAGTAATCTAGCAGCAACATATTGATAGTTTGGTGCTTCAAGGGAAATTAAATCTGAAGCTGACTTGATTAATATTTGTTGAATTTCTTTTGTGGTTATGTTATCATAAAATTGTAAATCACTATTCATTTCAACCTGTGAGGAAGATACACCACTTATATCTTCACAAGCATACTCAACCATTTCGTGTATCTTATCAATATTAAGAGGTTCTATACCTCTACCATTACGTTTCTTAACATTTATCATTCAACCTCCTAGCACCTTTTAAATGTATTTAATCTTGTCAACGCCTCTAATTTGGAAAATGTATTACTATCTATCATCTGTTTGACCTTCACTTGGTCTAGTCCAGATTGTATCATTTCATTTATATCTTTACACTTCATATCTTCGGGCCATATTACTATATTAAAATCTTTCTCTATTACTTTATACATCTTATCAATAATTTCTTTGTTGCGAGGTTCGTTATCGAATATGTATGTTATATCTTCCGTCTTCACACGCAAAGTCAAATCTGAACCTGCAGCTGCAATACAATTATCTATAAACAAACTATCAATTGGTCCTTCTGTTATGTAAATATGTTGTTGATAATTTACTCTTTCAAGACCATATATCTTTTGTTTATTTTCATCTAATTTTATTGTAACGTATTTCGGTTGTTCTTTTCCAAATGCACGACCTTGGAAAGCAAAAAGGTTTCCTGATACATCAAAGAAAGGTATGATCAATCTTGGATGTTCATATCTTTCATTAAACGTATCAGGTTTAACCTTCTTCACAAGCGAATAAAATTTGCTACAATAATATAATCTTCCATAATGAACGGGAGGAATCAATCTCGAGCTAATATACTTCCTTGCTGGATGTGATTCAGCAAGTTCATCAATAGATTTTAAACCAGATAATATATTTGTTTCAAACTTTGGTGGTTTAAAATCAAACAAAGGTTTTGGCGTCGCTGGGGCCGACCCTTTATATCGTTCTAGTAAATATGCTTCATACATTTTAGGGTCAACAAACTTAATAAAGTTTGCAAGATTTTGACCCATACCACAATTATGGCATTTGAAAAACATATCGTTCTTTACACGATAAAAATATCCTCTTGCTTTAGTCTTACTCTTCTGACTATCACCACAATGGGGACATCTGAAATTAAATAAGTATTCTGTTCTTTTTTTAAACTGGTCTAACCGTAGGGCTAGCTGGTTAATAAATTTTAAATCAATATAATTTGACATTCACACACTCAATTTGTATAAGGATCATATTACACCATCTAGTGTAAAAAGTCAAGTCTCCTTTACTTCATCATTTCAATAATCTCGGAGAAATTTCCTCCCACAATCCATCCTATAACTATTGCTCCACCTAATATAATCCAACGGTATTTCTCCAACATACCAACTCTACCACCTATATCATTTCTCAATGCTTTAATTTCGGTAAGTAACCGTCTTTCCACACTATCCATTTCATTTCTTAATTGTGTGGATAATTCTTCAATCTGGTCTTGTCGGTCTTTTAATTTTGTAAAGATTATTTCATCTACCTTTTCTTGTTGAGATAATTTCTCTTCGTGTACAGCCAGCATAGACTTTATACTACCTGATACTTCGGTAAGTTTACCTATTGCTGTGTCTAATCGTTCTTGGATTGATGTTGCAATAACAACATCTTTTTTAAGATTTTCTACATCTATTTTTAAATCTACTATTGGGTCCGCCATATTAATCCGTTTGTATAATAGTTATATTAGGTTGTGTAGAGGATGTCCCTACATCAATATGTTGAGCCTCTTTGTCTTGTAGTATCTGAATATCAGCCTCTTTACTAGTTTCTACTTCAATATAAGCTCTATGATTATCATTATATCTATTTATGATTGTGTAATCACCTGAAGTTGAGGCAGTTGCGTCAAAGTCATTATTCAATGTTGATACTCTTCCTGTTGAAGTGGTACTTGTTGACACACCACCGCTGGTTGTAGTTAAAGTTTGGGTAATATCTCCTGTAGTATAATTTAAAACTTCTCCACTAGCAGTTACCAAAGTTTCTGCAACCGTATTGTCAACCCATTCTGTACCACATTTTTGATTTGCATTGTCCCAATAGTATCCATAGTAATCACAATACCATTCATCTAATTCTGCCAACCATAATTCTAATTCCAAATCTGCGTCATAATCATCTTCATAACCATACTCCTCATCTAACGAAGTGCTATCGTCTCCTGAATCTCCATATGTTCCTGTATAATACCAACTATATGTATTGTCATAAAATAAATTCCAATCTTCATAAGTCCACTCACTTACATACTTATCTTTTAATCCTTCCATCTTCCAAGGTTTAGGTTGTCCATCACACCACTCATAGTTAGGCCAAGAACCACACCAACCATACCATTTTTTAAATAATTTTTTTGCTTTCTTTTCCCACGAATCAAAGTCTTTAAATAATGACCAATCATCAGCATACCATTCGTTTAAGTAGTCTAGGTATTTTTGATCACACCAAGATGAATCATATCCATTATATTCACAATAGTTTGTTATTGTTAATTCAGGTGGACCACCAGCAGCAATGTATTCTGAATTGTTATAGTAGTCATCTGATAAATCAAAATCTTCCCAAGTATATCCTTCAGTTGTTGATGTTGCGTCATCAACTACTTCTTCCGTTTTATCTTCTACAACAGCTGCATTGTAAGAAGTTAATCCATAGTCTTCTAATAATTTGTTGTATTCAGCTTCATATGCGTCCCAATCTACCTCGTCCCAATTTATAGAGTCCCAATTGATAGTATCCCAAGAACAATCTGAACAACCAATAGCGTCAAGGTATGCTTGGTCCATTTCTGAATACATTTTTTTCGCCTCGTCCCAATCCATTTTCTGTTCACCTTCGGCATCCCAAACTGATATTTGGTTCTCTTCATCAATATAACCCCAATCTTTTAAGTCTTCTTCCCACTCATCATAATAAGATGTATCTATTTCTTCATCTATTATTACTTCTTCTATTGCAATATCTTGGACTACATTTGTTTCTACTTCTATTGTATCAACTGCTAAATCTGTAGTGGTGCTTTCAGTTTTACCTTCTTCTACCGTTAACTCTTCAGAAATAATTGCTTCTTCAATCTTTTGTGCCTCTTCACTATCAATTTCAATGTCTTCAAGTTTTGATTCATCCATTTCTATTTCTTGCCAACCAATGTCTTCATTTTCCATTGCTAAAGTAGTATATTTTTTCTCATCTTTAATTTCTTTTTCCATATCATCTATCTTCATCAAATCTTTTTGTTCTACTGGAGATAATACTTTTGGTGGTTTAGGTGCTAAGTCATTTGAAAGTACGGTTACAGATTCATATACTTGATTAAGTGTTTGAGAACCTGCGTCATTAGATACCGTAACCTCACCTATATTTCCTGAAGAATCAGGAAGTAATGTAATTGTAGTTTTACCTGAAGTTTCTACCGTACCTGTAAATGCTGTACCTTGTACCGTAATTGAAGCAGTTGCTGTAGTAATGTTTACTTCACCACCTAATTTAGATATTGTTCCTGATTCATATGTAAATGACCCTACATTGACATTAATGTTCATTGCAATTTCTATTGGTACAACCGAAGTATCAAAAGCAAATTCATCTATAGTTAATTCTGTATTAGGTCCCATTGTAAACTTGGTGTTATCAACATAAGATAGAATCATACCACCATCTTCTCCTGTCTGGAGAAAATCGTTCATCTGTAAAGCATAACCCATTGAGGTTTTTTGGGTCTCTCCGTCTCTTTCGTTCCAAGTGGAACCCATTTGACCTACTACCTCTCCTACATTAACTGCAAGAGCACTAGTACAAAATGCCAGGAAAAAGGCAACTAATAAAAATAGTTTCCTCATTTTAACACCCACTATTAGTTAATTGAATAGTTGTATCTTCTGTTTGATTATTTCTGTTATAAGAATAAGTACAAGAATCAGAACCGTCTTGGTCTACTAGTAAAGTAAAGTCATAAATTGAATCACCTGATACGGTAAGATTTGCTGTATTACTTCCGTTTAATTGTTTTAATTCAACAACTGCTTCACTTGTATAGATATAAACATATGCTGTATTACTTCCACCATTTCCATAATATCTAAACACATTACTATTACCACTAGTTACCGTTTTCATATAATTATTATTACCTCTTTGTACCATTCTAACGTGAGAACCTGAAACGTCTGGATGAACATCTAAAATATTTGAGTTGCCTATTACGTCGTGTACTTGGTAGTTGCCTGTACCCCAAGAAGCCATATGTACTTGATTTGAATTACCAATTATATAAACATCTATCGTTGCGCCTTCACTTCCTGAAGTATCTGCAAATTGTCCGTGTGAAGCAACCTGTGGACCAATTGCCTTATTGGAGTTTGTATTCATACCTTCTGATAAAGTAGGGTGTGAATAAAATTCTACATCATTTGAATCACCAGACATAAGAACATATAAGAAATGACCATCACCTCTACTATACATCCAAAAATCATTTGAGTCTCCAACTATATCTAAATCAACATTGGTAAGTTTAACATCATCACTTGTAACCGTATCTATTTCTACTATGTTTGAACCACCTGTAATATCAATATCATAATAATGTCCTTCAGCACCAACATCATCTAAATCTACTCTTAATATATTAGAATTACCTGTAGCTGTATAATCAAAGGTCATATCCTCACCCATAAATGATTTATGGTTGCTATCGGTTACTAGATTTGAATTACCTATTTGTTTAATGATAAGAGTTAAGTTGTTACCTCTCATATTGAAAGTAGATGAGGTACTTATACCAACTTTATTACCAGAGCCATCTTGCTTGATGTAAATTGATCCGTCTGTGTCTTGATTGTCTTGTTTTATCCAAACAGAATTACCTGCCCAACAATTAGTTGTTAGGGTTACCAGAGTCACTAGAATCATTATCAGTTTTTTCATCTTGCTCCTCCTTTTCGTCTGTATCTATTTGGTTCCATTCTGCTTCGTTAGCTTCTTCTTTTAATTTCTCGTCTGCTATTTCATTTTCTTGTTTAAGTTTCTTTTCTTCAAGGAATTCTTCATAAGTCTTTTCTTTTTTAGGTCCTGTATCGTGTATATTAAGTTCAATAGCATTCATTTCTACAACTGGTTTATCTTCAACAGCAATCTCTTCTATTGCCAGTTCTTTATATCTCCACAATCCTTTATCAACACCTTCTTTTATTAATTCTACTACACCTTTTTCAATTGCTTTTCTTACTGCAAAGGTAACTGGTTCATTTCTAGCAACACCAGCTTCTACTTCTAATAACATTGTATCAGCGTCAAAGTATTTAAATATATCTGCACCTCTTGATGTAGAAAATATAGTCTTCTCTATTGTAGTTGTTATAACTACTTCACCACTTTGTACATTAACCAATCTTAATATAATAGTAACCACATCTTGTCTGTATTGTGCGTGGTTTTGTATACCTAAAATTCTTGCACCAACACCACCTGATTTAATATCAGAATCATACCCAACTATACCACCTGTGATATATGCACCAGCAAATAGTAATGCTGGTAAAGGTTCAGCACCTTCTCCATCTACTTGTTGTCTTGTAGACCTAATTAATTTTCTTTCTTGTAAGAGACTTGGTAAACTTGCTCTTTCAACAACTCTAAACCATTTGCCATCGCCTGCGTCTTGTAATGCCTTAATTAATAATTGATAAGACCCTTGCGTTACCGCTGTACTCATTGAAGCAAAGTCTCCACCTGGTTTCTTTTGACCTGTTAAGTCAACGAAATCATAAACAGCAATGACTATTGGGTCGCCTTCTAGTTGCTCAACTTTTTCTAAATCTTTATAAGCAACATCAGCTATTCTTACATCAAAGTCTGGTTTGCCAGCACAACTAACTAATAATAAAGTTAGTAAAAATATTCCTATGTACTTAAACATTACGAATTGTCTTCCTTCGGCATAGTAAATGTTGTTACCGTACCATCTGATTCTGTAACCGTTACCGTAACCGTATCATTTGTTCCTGTAGTTGTTGTTGCCCAAGTTACCACTTCACCACCTACTGGTGATGTAAATGTTCCAGAATCTTGTTGTAATCCATCTGTACCAAATACGTTATCAGTAATTTGTTTAGCAAGAGCTGTGTAAAATCTTGCTTCTAAATTTGCTTTGAATTTTGCTATAGCTGTTGCTTTAGCTTCTGCTTTTGCTTTTTCAGCGTCAGCTTTTTCAGCAGCTTTAATTGCGTCTTTTCTAGTCTTCTCTATATTCTCTATAGTTAAATAGTGTGATGATTTACCAACTCCTGAAAATGATGGACTATGGAATTTAAAATCTAATTCACTAGCGTTTACGCTACCATTATATAAAACAAAACCTACTAAAACTGACAGAAAAATGGCGATTCTGATCATTATATCTCCTCTAATTTACTCCTATATTTATAAACTTTGACAACTAAATATTGTAAATGATTGCTATTATTAAAAAAGTAGGCTGGGCTTGGTTAACTATTGCTGTACTTCTATTTTTATATTTAGGAAATCCTACGTTAATGGAGACATCAAGACTTTCCACGTTTGATTCTTACCAAAAAATAGGTAAGCACTATGATTCCAAAAGCCTAATATTGCTGGATATTTCAGACGCAGCCTTGGAAAAGCAAGGTCAATGGCCTTGGAAAAGGGACCAATTAGGTCGTGTAGTGGTCAATGCATATAAAAATGGAGCTGCTCTTGTAGTTATGCAAGTAGTCTTCCCACATAAAGATAGATTAGGTGGTGATGAAATGTTCCTTAAAATGATTACAAAATATCCTGTAATATTAACCGAAACAAATGAAGTTAAAAATCTACAAAGTATTTCCAGAAAATCTTTAGGTGTAGGTAATGTAGATGTACCTGTAGATATAGACGGTACTATAAGAAAATTACCTGTAAATAATTCCATACCCCAGGTTATATTAAAAGTTATAAACTTTCCAAAAATAGAACAAGATAATATATGGGTAGATTTTAGATACCATATTCCTAGAATAGATTATACTGATAATGATTGGTCAGGTATGAAAGGTAAAATAGTATTCATTGGTACCACATTTAAAGGTTCAACTTTTGTAACCACACCTAATGGATTAAAAAACACTCACGAAATTATGGCAATCAGTACAGAAAATTTACTATCAGGAAAATTTATTGATAGACCTGATTGGTTACCTTACGCTGAAGGTGTTTTTATTTTACTTGCTTTATTATTTTTTGTACTAGTTATTCCTAGATGTGGTGTAATGTGGTCTTTTCTATGGTATGCTGGATTTATATTTGATATTTTTCTTGGTGCTGGATTTCTATGGTGGAAATACCAATACATAGCTGATTGGTTTAGTCCTCTATTACTAGGGTCTATACTATGGGCTCACTTAACATATAATAATTATTCAATAGAAAATAAATTAAGACTACAAATTAAAAAACAATTTGAACATTACTTGGCACCTGCAATGGTACAAAGACTAATGGATAATCCATCACTATTAAAATTAGGTGGTGAAAGAAGAAAATTAACATTTCTATTTTCAGACATAAGAGGTTTCACTCCTATATCGGAGAAATTTAAAAATTCTCCTGAAAGACTAACTCGTTATGTTAATAGATTTTTAACTGCAATGACAACCATTATATTACAACACGGTGGTACTATTGATAAGTATATGGGTGATTGTATTATGGCCTTCTGGAACGCACCCCTAGATGTTAAGGAACACAGGAAACTGGCTGTTCAATGTGCTATAGCAATGAGAAGAAAACTTAAATTAATGAACATAAACAAAGAGTTTATGCCACCTATCAACATTGGTATTGGTATTAATACTGGTGAATGTCTTGTTGGAAATATGGGGTCTAAACAAAGATTTGATTATTCAGTTATAGGTGACGCTGTAAATCTAGCAAGTAGATTGGAAGGTGTTAGTAAAAATTACAACACCACTATTATAATCGGTGAAGATACTAGGGAGGCTTTAGAAGGTTTTAAATTCTATAAACTTGATGATGTAAAAGTCAAAGGCAAAACTGAAAAGATTACCATTTATTCTGTTAGATAATTATCCTTTTATCTTTTTAGTTATCCAAAGTACAGCTGCATACATTATTAAAGCATAAACGGAAACAAATAAAATTTCTGGAATATATTGAAATACATTGTAGGTTAAATCTAATACTGCTTCAACATCTCCCATTTCAGAAGATCCGTCTTCATCCATATCAATGGTTATAGATTTGGTAAAATCTCCTTCTACATTACCAACATTTTGTTCTATGTCTAATGTATTGTCTTCGTTCATTTTCTATCTGATAACTTATTAATAAGGTCAAACGCAACTTTTACTTTTTCTTTAAGCACGATTATATCTCCGTGCATTTTTGCTAGGACAATTACCAAAGTTATAAACCCTAAAAATAAGGGCCACATCTTCATTAACATTGTCATTACTTCTAACGATTCCATAATCTCCTTTTGGTTATTGTATTATTTTATGATCGGGTCTTTCTTTTTCGCAAGCCGAGCAATCACATTTTTTACAATCGCAATTTGAGCAAGTCTCTGGACAATGTGCTTCACATTTACAATTTCTACAATCTTCCATATTTTCTCCTTAATTTCTTTTCTAAATGCTATAGCACCGCCAGTAAGTAAAATGAATAGTATTAAATATCCCATTGTTGGTCCGTTATCTATGTATTCAATCACTTCTTAAACTTGGCAGCTTCTTCTGAACCTTTTGTAGCACTACCTTTACTATAACTATGTGCTCCCATTCCAGCAAGTTCACCATCTTTTACAATATAATATTTATCTCTTATGTCAGTCTTATCAAAGAAACATTCCAATATTTCTCTAACACCAGCAGCATATCTATATTGTGCTGATAGAGAAGTTCCACTTGTATGTGGTGTCATACCGTGGTTTGGCATTGTTCTCCAAACGTGGTCATTTGGTGCTGGTTGTGGAAACCAAACATCACCTGCGTAACCACTTAATTGACCTGACTCTAATGCTCTTGCGATAGCGTCTCTATCACAAATCTTTCCTCTAGCAGTATTAACTATATATGCTCCAGGTTTACATTTACCAATTAGTTCATCATTAAATAAATGTTCCGTTTCTGGATGTAAAGGACAACTTATATTAATTACATCACATACACTAACTAATGACTCTACTGAATCGTGGAAAGTTAAGTTTAATTCTTTTTCTTTTTCTTCTGGCAATCTATGTCTATCAAAGTAATGTAAGTGTACATCAAATGGTGCCATCTTTCTTAACATATCATAACCAATACGACCAGCTGCAATTGTTCCTATGTGCATACCTTCTACATCATAAGATCGTTTAACTGCGTCAGCAATATGCCAACCACCTTCGTTAACTATTCTATGTTGATTGTGGTAATCTCTTACTAAAGATAAAATCATCATAACTATATGTTCAGCAACTGACCGTGAATTACAATAAGTTACCTCAACTACATCTACTTTATTATCCATCGCAGCTTGTAAATCTACGTGGTCTGAACCAATACCTGCTGTGATTGCCATTTTTAAATTTGGTGCTGATTCCATTTTTTCTCTTGTTAAATAATAAGGCCAAAATGGTTGTGATATAACCACATCAGCGTCAACTAATTCTTTATCTGCTTGACAACCTTCTCCGTCTTTATCAGACGTAACAACTAATGTATGTCCATTGTCTTCTAAAAATTTTCTCAATCCCAATTCACCTGATACACAACCTAATAATTCTCCAGGTGTAAAGTCAATTGCTTTGGGTGTTGGTAGTGTCATACCATCTGGATACTTTTCTAATTTAGGTAAGTCTTTGACAGGATATGATTTTGGCATACCGTCTTTGGGGTCATCATATAATATACATAATATTTTCATTATTTTTTCTCTTCTTTCTTTTCTTCCTCATAGTATTCTCTATAAGTGTTTAAGATTTGATTTTGTTTCATAATATAAGCACGGATTTGTGCAAAATTCTTTGCTAACTTTTCGTACTCTTCATCTGTAAGTCCAAATAAAACTGGATCAATATTATCTTTTTCTAATTTTGCCATTACTTCATCTGCATTTTCAGAAGTGATAATAAGCCAATTTAATTCTTCTAATTTTGGTGCTGGTGTGTTGTCAAGGTTTAGATGTTGTCTCTCAACCTCGGTTTTGAATATCTGTAGTTTCTTAACGCCTGAACAACTAGTAAGGAACGTAACTAGGATTAGCGATAGAAGGACACTCTGGATTAATTTGAGATTTCTTCGTAGCATTCAATTCTTTCTCCGTCAATGGGCTACCCATTGCAATTTCATTACAACGAATAGCGTTTTGGGTAGCCCGATTTATTATTTTTTCAATCAGCTTCGGTTTTGCGATAGCGAGGTCACCGACGTCTCTCTTCTTACCTGAAGCATTTGTTTTATTAAACTTATCGTCAAGAAGTTTTAAGTCTTTATTCAATTTGCCATTAAGTTCGGTTAACTCTTTGTTGGCATTTAATATGCGTTCAAAGTCTTTCTTTTGTTGGGCAAGAACCTCTTTTTGAGATTCAACTGCTTCTTCCAGTTTGATTTGATTGGCTTTTAAAATTGCGTTGTCAGAACGTAGTTTCATAACATACATTCCTGCTCCCGCTATACCAGCAATCATTATGATTGCCATTACCATTTTCAATTGCCCAAACATTATACTAGTCTTTCTTTAGTATTGCCCAAGCGCCGTAAGCGATTGCAGCCCAAGCTGCAATGTGAGCAATAGGACTAAAAAATAAAACCACAACACCCATACCGATTAATACTCCACCGTGTAAAGATGTTAGTTCTTTAATTCTTCCTTTAATAAACTCCATATTTTTTCTCCTTTTTTTATTTTATCTTGGCGTTAACTTTTCTATGTTTATTCCAAGCCATAAATCCACCTAGTCTCAAAGAGTAGTATGCTAGGTAGTTCATAAGATAGAATCCATTGACTTCTATATTAATATCTCTAAAGATTTCATCTGATCGTTTTTGAGATATAACACCAAGGGTATCTTTCTTATTTTGTCTTAATAGTGTCTGATACTTATAAGCATAATCGTGTACCAAACCACCCATTAATAACACACCAACTGGTGATAAAAATGTATGCAAGAATTTTGGTATACTTGCACCATCAAATTTAAAACCTGCTGGTATAATATATTTATTTCCGTTTAATACATACTCAAAATCTTCTACAATTTCCCAATGTCTAACACCGAGCAACCATAAAAGAATTCCTTTAAAAAAACCTTTACCTTTTGTTCTTATTGGTATTGGTTTCATTGTTGGCATTTCTGTATAAGCAAATGTATAACAACTAGCTTTCTTCTTATCAAATAAATTGATAATTAATCCTGCTATAACAACTAATATTAAAATTGTCCACATCCAAAATTTCATTGCTAAACTTATTAATAATTCCATATTATTTCTTTCCCTTACCTTTTAATTTTGATATTATTTTTTTAGCGGTAAGAAATGGTCTCATTGTTCCTGGTGCTTGAGCAGAATGGTTAGCATTTAAACCAACACCTCTGCTATCTCTTCCACCTTGACCTTTCGGTGGTTTATCACCTAAACTTTTCATTGGCGATATACTATCAAAACTTCCTAGTCTAACACCACCAAGATATATATTCTCTTGCTTACCATAGCTTTTTTCATCTATAATTTTATCGGCATTATCTAGTTTATCCAATATCTGTTTCATAACTACATTATTATTGTCATCACTTTCTTGTACTTTTCTTTTCAAAGTACCCATAACAGGATTTTTTTTCTTTTTCTTATCTACTCCTGGTTCGTGAGTAGGTGGTAATGCAACATTAGCACCTGAACCAACAGCATTTGTTGGGGCGTCCTCCGACCACAATTCTTTAAACTTTTTGTAATCTACCATATTCTTCCTCTGGATATAATTCTCCATTAAGTTCATAAATGTCAATACCAAAAGCAGTACACATAGGTTTTACTCCTTCAATGATAGGTTTTTCTTCTCTCTCTTCAAGTAAAACCCTTTCATATTCTCCCATTTCTTTTAACCATTTTATAACAGCACTTTCTAAAACCATTTGATGTTTTACATAACTTTTATCTTCTCTAATTAATAGAGCCATAGCTACACCAAAAGCAGCTAACTTACTTTTTAAACCAACTCTTTGTAATATCCTTTTCAGGTTAAATACAAATCGGTGTAATATAGTATAAGATTTTCTTTCTTTAGACGTCTTTAATGTCTTTGACTTTCTTAATACTTTACCTCTATTATCTATAATTCCGAAGGCGTAAGCCTCTTGCTTTTCCCAAGGAGTTACCAATAGTTTAATAACCCTATATGTTATTAATAAATCAATTGCTCTACTAGCCATTATACTTCCTTTAATAAATCTATTATATGTTTATCTTCTTTAACATCTTCTAATTCGTGTGGATAAAGATAGTTTAAGTATTTAAAAACTGGTTTTAATATCTTCCAATATCGTCTATCAATTTTATACAACAACAAAATTACACTAGCTTCTACACCAAACACATTTTGCAATACAATAATATGGTTAAGTATTAACCTAATTTTTATATCGTTTGTAACGTCATACTTACGAAATAACCTTTTAAGATATTTAAATCTTTTTAAGTCTTCGTAAAACTCTTCCTCTTTTTCAAGAGTAGGGTTATCATAATTGTGTTGTGCAAATAAAAGCCAATTATCTTTTGTAATATCCTTAAACATAATCTAAAATTCAAAAGATATTAAACTAATTTTGCATAAACTTTAGATGAACCGTTTTGTAATGTTTCGTGCTTAATTTCGATTTTCATACCATCAGCTTTTCTATGACTGATACCATCATCATCTAAATCCGTTCCATCTGTATCTTTACCTTTTCTGCCACCATATTGTGTCATTTCTGCTGTGATAGATCCACTAGGTCCGTCCAACTTAGCGTCAAAATCTAAACCAATTGTGTTTAGTTTCATTTTAAGTTGTTCAACTGCACCTTGAGGATTGATATACTCTCCATCACCAATAGAACCGACATAAGCATTCACTTTTTGCAATACAGCTGGGTCTTGTATGTTATGAGCGCCTATATTTCCATCTTCTGGAGAATTAGACGTGGTAACACCTACACCCATTGTATTAAGGTCTTCTTTAACGTGTTCCTTAAATCTTTTCATTTCCTTTTCCTTTATTTAACTAGTGTAGCTGCAGCTACATTAGCTTGTTTGCCTGCCATTTCAGTATCTATGTCCTGTCCTAGCATAGCAATAAATTTATCAGTTTGTTGAATCGCACCGTTCAAAGCATTTAAATTTGCTTTCATCTGACCTAAATCCGTTTCAACTCCTTTAATCTTTTCGGCATAACCAGTAAATTCTCTTTCGAGTCTTTGCTTTTCTGCCTTTAATGTTGTTTCATCAATTTTCATAATTTCTCCTAATAATTATTATGCGACAGCGTAACCGTGTCCACCAATTATATTCCAGTTGGAATTTTTAAATAACAAATGCACCGTTTCACCTGGAGCATTCAAAGTTATGTTAGCACCACCTCTTAAATTTGTAGGTGTTATAACTAATGCTTCTGTTCCTGATGTTGCTGTGTCTATTATAATTTTAGTTTGTCCATCTGCACCGTCAGCTATAGAACAAGCTCCGCCACCACTAGTTGCGTTAATTTCTGTAATTTGAGAAGTAACGTCTACTACTAATGCTGAAGAACCATCTGCTGTTAATGCTTGTGATACTTGTTTTAAACCGATCCAAGAAGGTACATTATTGAACACATCAGCTGACGTGACCTTTTTATTGATTGGTGTACCAGAAGGATCATCTACTATATGAAACAAATCTACGGCCGCTAAAGCGTCACCGAGATCAGTTAGGGCTGTAATTTTTTTATCTGCCATTTTATCTCCTTATTAACCCCTTAATGGGGAATGCTACTCCGTGCATATACACGGACCACTTTATTAATATATGTACTATTTATAAAAGAAAAAAGGCGCCAAAGATTATTCGGCGCCTTCTTTAGTGTTGATTTCTATAGACTATTAAGCGTCTGCTGAATTAGTCAATGCGACTAGAGTTTCGTGTGATACACGACCTGATCTGCCACCAGAACCAGTTGTTTTCAAGTTCCAACCTGCGTGAGCCATTGCTACCGTTGTTTCTGAATCTTTGTAATTGAAAAGACCCATAGTAACCCCAGTAATAAAATTGTCTGCTGTTGTATCGTTGAAAAGGTCAGTACGATTAGCACTAGACCATTCTTTTCTGATTGCTGCTACAGACCATAATGGTGCTCCAGCTGCTTCGTCTTTATTTGTATGACTTGACATATTATTCTCTCCCTTGTTTAATTGTTAAGGTACTCAATTTTTACTATATGTTGGTATTTATAAGATTAATGATTGAAGGATAAAGATTAAGACACCGATAGCGACAGAACAAGCCAAGATCCCTGCTATGGTATATACGGTGTTCATCTACTCGTATTTATTAGTACCCTAACCTTTGTAATTGTCTTATAGTATTTGATGTTGATGTATGGAAAATTGCTATACCACCTTTTGATTTCCATTGGTCTACATTTCTTTTAAAATCATCTATTAATAAGTTAGGTCTACCAGCAGTCTTGGCATATAATTGTTTTTCTATTCTCTTAACTAAATGTAATCTTGAATTAGGTACACTTAAATATCTCATAGCCCATTTAGTTTTACCTGCAATGCAACTAGGGTCTGTAGATGGATCTACATATGCTGATAGTATATGTGGTTGAAAAGGAAGTATCTTTTGCCATAAAGCTTTACCGTCTCTAGTCCAAGGCATAGTGTCCCAAAAATTAGGATAATTTTTGATTGGTTTCCATTTATCTCTTATTGATTTATAGACCGTTTTAGGTTCTTTCATCCATTTTGCAATGGGCATACCTGTAGCTCGTTGTGCTTGTGTGATAAAATCACATAACACTCCGTCCATATCACAATAGATTGTTGGTAAATTGTCCTTCATAAAGTCCTTTATGAAGATTATCGGGAATAATTTATCTTCGGCTCTGTATCTACTTTAGCAGGTTTTCTACCAGTCAAAGTTTTGGTAACATCTTCGCCTACAATAGGTGGTAATGCAACAACAACTGGTCCATCACTATCTTTTTTTGCTTTTTGGAGTACCGTCTTCGCTTTAGCTACATCTTTCTTTGCAACATATAATTTTCTAAATCTAAATTCTCCATCTATACCTGCGTCTTTTAAATGATGTAATATATTGCCTTCATAACCTTCATTTACTTTTTCGTTTAGTTCATTAATTTGGTGTTCTAATGATTCCTTTTTCATCTTATCTTTAAGATGTTTATAAGCAACACCAATAGTTAAAGGCACTTCTCCTGTTTCTTTATTCGGTTGTGGTTTAACTACCTTATTTTTTTCGTTTTCTATTTTAGTTTTAAGAACATTAACTTGTCCTTGTAAAGTTAAGATTTGTTTTTTTAATGCTTCGGGGTCCTCTTGTTTACCTGAATCTGAACCGTCCATCTTATCTCTTTTTAATCTAATCTTTGCAATCTTAACACCAGGTTTATTATCTTTTTTAATTGCTGGAACATCTGCTGTAGAAGCTTTTTCTTTTTCATCAGCCTCTTTCATAGAAGGATCATAATGTCCAACTTTGACACCAAAACGTTTTTTCTTTGCTCTTTTCCAAATACTACCTTTTCTTGAAGCTGTATTTGCACCGTCTCTTTCCTCTATGTCTTGACCTTTAGGTTCGTGTTCTGCTTTTTTGAATTTTTTATCGCCGTGTTTACCACCAGAAGCTTTTCGAGCACCCCATATTTCGTCTATTGATTCTGGTATTATTTTAATAGCTTTCATTTTAGAAAGGTTACCTGTCTTATACCAATCAATCCATTTTTGGGCTTCTTTTTCTGTCTTATAACTACCGTGTACAAATTTACCACCATCTGTTTTAGTAACCTGTACGGTAAATTTTTCAGTTCTTAATTTTTTAAGGTCTGAACCATCAATCTTATTGTTCTTATTTAAATCAATCTTCTTTTGTTTTGGAGTTAATTCTTCTTTGATACCTTTTTTAATCTTAGCGGGGTCTGATTTTTTACCTGCTGGTACCTTTTGAATCTTTCCGCCTTTAGCAAGAAAGTCTTTCATCTGTTTGTCAAATGCTTTTTGTTGGTCTGGTGTTCTAGCTTCTAATTTAGTATAGATTGGTTGGTTTTTAGCTGCTATAGCTGTAGCCATTTCTTCTACACTACCTGCTTTACTTTTTAAATAACTCATTTTTTTGCCTTATCTCCCCGTTTATGCTGTAGCCATAATCTCTCAAATGTTTTACTAGCATTTTCGTTCTTATATTTATCCTTTTTAACTGGTGTACCATCTTTGTCTTTGTAATGTGGTTTATGACCTTTATTTTTCATAGACCAAGCAAGAGCATATGGATTATCAATCTTTGGATTATCTTTCATAGCTCTAACAGAACCTTCCCAACCTGGAGGAGAAACTTCCTTAATTACTTCTTCTTTTTTCATATTATAATCTGCGTCACCATCATCTATAATTTTATATCTTAAATCTTTTGCCATTGCCTTAACTTGTTTGTCAGAATCTTGTCCTCTATTACCTGCTGTAATTTTTAAAGTACCAATCTTTGAACCTGTTTTGATAACAAACATTCTTTGATTGTTTCCTTTAAGAGTAAAAAATCTGTCTCTTCCTCCAGCAGTTTCACCACTAAATGTTCCATATTTTTTAAGTGTATTCATATCTACAGGTGGATTAAAATTAATATCTGTACTTTCTGTTAGTTTTTGTTCAACTGGTGATGTATTTCTACCCATTTTATCAATCTTAAAACCTTTAGCTCTTAATTTCTGTGCCTTGTTTTGAATATCTTGTAATGAAGAACCGTCTTCAAAGCCTGCGTGTTTGCCATACTTATCACTATAAGATAATCTGAAAGGTGCTTTAGCTTCTCTTAATGTAAATTCTTCTTTAGCAAGTTTTGATAACACATTTATATTTGCCTGACTTATTGCAATCTTTGTAGGTTCATCATAACCTTTAATCATTTTTCTAATCGCTGGCGTTACGTCACTTGGTTTTTTAGTTGACCATAATTTTTTAATATTGGCAATCTGAACATCATTTAATTTACTTCTTAAATAATCATCACCAATATCCTCTTGTACTTGGTCTCTTGTCTCTTCTGTTTCTACACCTGCAATAAAGAAAGCTGAGTGTTCACCATAACTTTCGGTAACTGGCATTTTCTTTTGTATCATACGTGATAAAGCAAGACCAGATATGAAAGGTATCTTTTTCTTTCTTAATCTGTTCAAAGCACTATCAGGTATTCTATCAAAGATTTTTCTTAATTTGTTTGCGTTAGGTAATGAAATAGTTTTACCTTTCATATCAGCATATGATTTTGCCAATGCGTCTAGTTGAGCGTCTGTAAATTCCATTATGTCTTGTTCAAAGGCTTCAATTAAAGAATTTTCTAATTCAGTTTCTTCATTAGCTCTCTTCAATGCATTAGCAACACTTGGATGTTTTGCTAAACCTTTTGCAATCTTTTCAATAGCTGCATAAGCACCTGAATAATTACCGCCTTTGTATCTAGGGTCATTTAATATACCAAATGCCATCTTGATTTGTTTATCAGTATATTCTACTATAGTTCCTTCACCTAGTATATCTTTAACCGTTGATACTGATAATTTTAATTTCTTTGCTATCTCAGCAGCACTAGCACCATCATCACGCATTGTTGCTATGTCTTTCATTCTGCCTTCTTCAACAGCAGCTGCTTCTTTTAGAGCTAGACCTAAATTGCCTAAACCTTTTTCGTTTCTTTTAGCTACTTGCGCTAAAGCGTCTGACATTCTTAATAAAGCCATTAGCCAAATATCCTTCCGATTCTTTGTCTGTATAAGTGTCCACCGTGAGTATCATAATTACGTTTTAAATTAGTCATATAAGTTCTGTCTAATACATTACCTCTAGGACCTTTAGCTGGCGCATTAAAACTGGCTGGTTTTAAAACATCTCCAGTATTCTTATCTATAAAACAATTGATACTTCGTCTGCTACCTTTTTCCACATTATAAATTTTAATGTATTTCGGGCCTACTGATTTATCTAAATCGTTTTTTTGACGTGCGTATAAGTCTTTAAAAGTAGGGTGATTTTTATATTTCTCCCTACCTATTTTCATATACTCTTCTGCGCCTTTGATAACTGCAGCTTGATTAACCTGCTCATTAACAAGTTCTCTAATTTGTTTATATGTTTTCATTATTTTACAAATTCTTTGAAGCTCTTAAATCTCTCATCATCTTCAGCTAAATCTTCGTGCATACGCATTGTTGCGTCCTCCAATTTAACTTTCCATTCTTCGCCGTATCTTTTCTTATATTTATCTATTGTAGACTCTGAAGCAGACCAATCATCAATATCCTCTTTGGTTATTTCTTTTTTAGCCTCTGGAGCCTGTTCAGCTCTCTTCTTGGTATCTACAGGTTTTTCACTTGGTGTCTCACCTGGTGTAATCTCTTTAGTATGGTTGGCATAATCAGCACCAATTTCATACGCTTCATCTTGTTCTTCTGAACCAACCAAATCTTTTTTAAATTGGTCTAAAGATTTTTTATCTTCGTTCATTTCTTTATCCTTTATCTTGTCTGATACCGCTTCAAAACCATAATCTACATTAAGGTTATATTCTCTCAATATTGCTTCTTTATCAGCAGCTACTGGCATACAATCCCAAATCCAACATTTGTGTAAGTTTTCATTGGTGTCTTCTATCAGTACATAATTTGTACCTCTTCTCTTGACTATGCCTTGTAAATTTTCTGTTATACTTTTAACGGTATCGTTTATGTTAAATAATTGTTCTCTTATGTAAAGGTCTCTAACTTGTTTTGCTTCAAACTGACTTCTTAAATTTACCATTGGTTTGACACCTTTTTTACCTGTAACGTGTATCATACCACCAGCTGTGTCAGCAGCCAAGTTCATACCTTTTCTGACCGATTTAAATAGTAATTCACCACTTCCAAATCCACGAGGTAAACCTCTTTTGAAGGTAGCAAAATCGTTTTGAGCAGCAGCACTTCTCATCTTGCTTGCACTCATACCCATTGCCCCCTCAGCGTCTGGATCTCTTTCACCAGCTGACACTACGTTAATATTCTTAAAATTATAATATCCGTGTCTGCTTTGTACATCATTATATTTTTTTAAAATGGTATCAAACTCTCTTACTCGGTCACTACCAACCACCATTGTTATATCGGCGTAATTTTGTTTGTATAGTTTTGTTGCTATATCCAAAATCATATTGGTAGTATTAATCTCTATGTCTCTAGCATATCTAGGAAACATCTTTTTCATATAGCTTAATTTCTCACTAGGACTTAATGGGTTCTTTTTATTATCTTCTGACCTACTAATATAAATTTTATGTGTGTCAGCTCTAATCCCTTTAACTTTATTAATAAGCTTTTCGTGTCCTATTGTCGGAGGGTTAAATCTACCAAAAGTAAACGCCATATGCTTTTCAGTAATAACTTCTTCCTTGATTTTACCTAATGATTTAATCTCATCATCTGTTACCTTACCATCATCTAATATCTCTTTAAGTTTCTTATAAAGTTTTTGATAATGATATTTTTCTAGGTATTTGTAAATAACATTTTTAGGAAGTTTGTGTTTCTTACCAAATTTTCTTATTTCTTCTGGTGACATATCATTACCGAAGGCAGCTTGTCTGTCTTCTAACGATTTATCTCCTATTTTTACTAATATTTTAATACTCTCTTCAATCTCTTCTAACTTTTCATTTATTAATTCTTGCAAGTCTGCAACATCACTTGGTTTCAAACCTGTAAGTTCTTGATAGTCAATCAGGTCTCTTTGTAATTCTCCTGTAACCACATCAATTTCTTGTACCTTTTTTTGGAATTCTTTTTCGTATTGTGTTTTATCAAACTCATCACCTGTTGGTTTTCTTATCCAATCATTTGCTTTAATGTCAAATATACCATCAGCCATATTATCATTTTTCTTTTTTAATTCTGGATCGGTAATAACATAATAGTTAATTGGATGTTTTGTACCTGGTACCAATTTGCCATTTATATTCTTTAAAGTTTTGGCAATTCTTAATCTTACTTCGTCTCTCTTTGCCTTTGGTACACCAAATAATACATTGATATCCAAATCAGCGTCATCACGGTATCTCTTTGTAAGAATAGAACCAATTAAACTATGCTTAATTACAGGTGCCTCATCATTGAATTTTTTAAGCTGATCATTAATCATATCCAAAACTACCTTTTTAAGTTTTGGATTTGGAGTATCAGCTTTATCAAATACACCTTGCGAGTATGTTTTTCTAGGTATATCAATAATTGATTCTTCTAAATGTTTTTTAAATTGTTTCATCTTTTTCTACTTGCCATTTCTCTTGCTATCCATCTTTTTGCAATATGACTTTGTATAGGTGCTTTCATTTTCTGTCTCACTATTTTGGATGCTTTACTCATTGTTAAAGTTACCAATTCAGATTCAGATTTATTATTATCTACAATAATAAAATTTGACATACCAAATAATCTTTGAAATTTACCCATATTACTTTGTACCGTTTCCCAAGATTTTACTAAATAAAATTCTGGTACTTGTCTGCTTCTAGTTTTGTTTCTTTCTTTTGCCACATCTAAACTTGTATTAACAAATATCATATAACAATCATAACCTAATTGTTTTAATAAAGATACTTGAAGGTGTATAATACTATAATCTCTACCCGTTGCGTCAACTACCATACCTAATCTACCTTGTACATAGGAATCTATTTGTCTTTTTGTTAATGCTTTAGCTCTACCTCGAATCATATCTCTAAAATATTGTTCACTATCTGGCATAGATAAAGATAAATTAACTTGTTTTAACATTCTTTCAAAATGTACATCTGAATTTACTAACTTCATTCCTAAACCAGCAGTAACCGAATTGGTTACAAAAGTTTTACCTGAACCAGGTCCACCTGCCAGAAAAAAAGCTTTAAATATTCCTGGATCGTAAACACCTTCTGTTAATATCTGACTATAACTTTTCATTTACCATCCTTTAGGCAATGTAAAATTTGCCCTACTAAAATCTAATCTATCTACCAACTTAACAGCACCTGCAACTCTATCAACTGCAACATATCCTTCAGGAGAGGTTACTCTATAACCATCTTTTGTTCTTATAAAATGTCCAATACTGGATATCTGTGCCAATTTTTGTATCAATGTGTTCTTACAATTTGCTAAACTTATATGACTTGCTATTGCAAAATACAATGATGACTTATTCCTATCTATAAATTTTAAACCATCTGCTTTTGCTTTAATATATTGTGATTTACCTTTATCAGTTTTTCTTGAGTCTATTTCTTGTTGCAACATATTTTCATAGTAATCTCTAAACATTTCTTGCATTTGTTTTACTTTACCCATATCACCTTTTGTATTTTTAATATAATAATTAAAGAAACTTTTTAATCTAAAACCTACTGATAAAGGTTTACTTGAATTCTTTTCCATTTCATTTAATATTGCTGTGGCTTTATATAAAGAACCTTCTGCCATTCTTATTTGTGCGTCAAATCTATTTAAATCTCCTTTACTAAATGTTGAGGTACCAGATGTATCTTTATAAGCAGCGTCAGCTAAAAATATAGAAGATGTACTTGACCTGCCTGATATGGTTCCATAACCAGCAGATAATCTATTCATACTTTTACCACTATAAGATGTATGAAAAACTATTCCTATTTTTGCTCTTCTTATTCGTCTGCCAAGGTCCGAACCAGCTGGTACTGCATATGTAATTGTATTAGGTGTAAAAGTTATCATACTTTCACCATTAATTTTGTCTCCTGATAAATCACCTTTAGTAAATAATAAATCACCTTGTAAGATACCTTTGATACCTAACTTTGGTAATTCTCTTAAACATACTTGTAATTTATTAACCAGGGGGCCATTATGGTTTCTACGGATATCTCCTGTAGAATAATTGATTTTTGGATTTACATTGAAGACTGATTTGGTACCGACAAAGAATTTGCCGTTTTCTGGATTGATTCCACATATTACAGCAGGCGCACCGTCCCACTTAACAGACATATTAAGTTTTCCACCTGTATTACCTGCTAGCATATCTCTTACTGCTTTTAAGAAATTTACAGCATTATCACCGCCTTTGGAACCTCTATTGATTATGTCATCTTCTAGGTGTTCTAGGTGGGTGTTCGTAGTTTTTGTGAAAAACCCTTTGAAACTAAAAAATTCGTTTAACATTTTTCCTCATTTTATCCATTAATATAATATCACTTATTCCATTAACCACTCATACTACTATTTATACTAAAATATTTTTATAAAAGGGCCATTCAAATTACTAAATTCTTTTTTTGCTCCATAGTATAAAGTTTCCAACCATTCTTCAAATTTTCTTTTTCGGTCTATTTTCATATATAAATCAATAGTTCTTAAAGCGTGTAGTTTTGAGTATATTCTACCTAGTGTATTTCTATCTTTTTCAAAGTTTCTTAAACCTCTTTTTAAGTTTTGTTCAAAACTAGATTTTGCTGTGCCATATGTTAAAGGAGCGTCCCAATTAACTTTTTGTCCTGCAATAGTTTTATTTTTTATTCTATCATAAAAATTTGCCCAAAAATCTATTTGTTGATTAGTAAATTTACCTGATATTGTTATCATATTATCTTTTACTACCGAAGGAGGCATTTCAAGATTTAATTTAGATAGAAAAGGTCTTAAAGCTGCTACGGAAGATTTACCTAATTTTGCACCACCACTTTTTGGTGTTATGTCAGTTTGAGGACCAGTTGTTGGTTGAGAGTATCTAAAACTTCTAACTTGTAAAGCATATTCTTTATCGCCTGCAAAAAATCTTAATGAAAATTCTCCTGTATCAAATAGAGGTGGTTTCTCCATATCTAAATCACAATACAAACTATTTGCTTTTAATTTAAATTTTAATTCTTTTTTATTACCTAAATTTGCCTCTTCTACTCTTGCTACTTTATCAGTTTTATTTAAACCTTTTAGTGAAATAGGTATCATTGATTTATTAAGTAATCTTTTTTGCATAAGTTTATTTAATTTTTCCAACTTTGCGTCATTATCTTCACCACCAGATAACATTTTTTTAATTTCTTTTTCTACTTTTAACTCTTCACCTTTTTTAACCATCACAATATCCATAGGATTCCATTTATCTTTAGTAGAAACTCCCATATCCCTAGCCGCTTTTTCTAAAAAAGGCATAATACCATTATCTCTACTATAAAGATAACCTTTGTGATTACCCAAATATTGTTTTAATGCTTTTGCTTGTAATTGAAAATAGTAATACCATAACGCTGGCATATTTGGATATGCTTTTTTCTCCACGAATGCTATCGTTGGTTCTTTACCTTTTTCTATTAATTGCTCGAAGAAAACTCTTGAACCGTTTTCTTGCATTTTTGTATCTTTTGCTGAAGCCATACTACTATTTATATACTAGTAGTTATCGTTAGTCAAGCCATTATCTTACGGTATTAATACAAAGGAATTTTGGTATGCCACCATTAACTTGCCAGACCTTATTCTTATTCTGGAATTTGACTAATGCTGAAGCATCCTTTTCAAAGAAATATACGGCGACTACCTGTTTGGTAGGGTATTCAATAACTTTCCATAAAATATCTTTATTCTTTTTAAACATACGCTTACGGTAAGTTAATGGTGTATTTCCATTTCTATTACCTGGTCGTCTGTCGCCTCTATGGAACCTTGTTTTATTTTTATATCTTTTTCTCATACTTTAAATTCAGAAAACTTATCGTACATATCTTCTGGCTTTTCTTTCTCTTCATCCGTTTGGTTAGCGTCCACTATATTCTGAGCTTTGTTTTCAACATCATACAATCTCATTTTAGACCTATCTACACCAACAATAAATGCCCTATTAATACTCGGGTCATTATATCTATTCTTTAATTGTTTTATTTTCATTTGAGATAGAGCTTCTAACTCTTCATTTGAAATAAGAGCAAACATAAAGTCTGCTGTTGCTGGTAATCCAAAACTTTCGGATGTATCTTCTAAACCAATATCAGTTGACACAAAACCTGCTCTATTGGTTTGTGTTGCACTAAATATCGGCATATTAAATTCTACTGCAAGACCTCTTAACTCTTCAGCAATGGATTTAACCATTGTATAAGTGTTTATATTTGCACCTCTAAATCTTGCTGATGTACATATGTTTAAATAATCTATAAACAATACATCTGGTTTAAAACTTTTCTTTAATGCTAATTCATTTAACAATGCCCTAAAATGTCCTGCGTGTGCAGCTGCTGTAGGGTATTCTTTAATGATTAATTTACCTGCTGTCTTCTCATTTAATTTTTTAACTTTATCATCATACAATTGTTTTGGCATAACGTGTAAATCTTCCATAGAAACATCTAATAAGTTAGCGTCTATTCTTTCAGCAATTCTTTCTTCTGCCATTTCTAAAGTAATGTATAATATATTCTTACCTTGTAATAGATAAGATGAAGCTGTATGACACATATATAAAGACTTACCAACACCTGTACCTGCTAGACAAATATTTAAAGTCTTTGGTGGTACACCACCTTTGGTAATCTTATTCATATATTCTAAATCAAAATTAAATCTCTTTTCTTTTGTATGGTAGAAATCAAATCTTGATTGAGAGTCTTCTATATAATCGTGACCAATATGAGTATCAAAAGATACTGCTAATGCGTCTGATAAAATGGAAGGTATAGCTTCGGGTGTTCTTTTAGGGTCTTTCTTATCTAATATTCTGATACCACTTAATACTGCATTGTGAACAGCACGGTCTTTACAAAACTTTTCAGTTGTATCTAACAACCATTCTTGGTCAACATCTTCTTTATTTAAAGTATTAACTAATTCTTTAACAGCTTTATAATCATCTTCTCTTACATCTTTTCTGTTATTAAATTCTATGATAATTGTTTCTTTGGTAGGAACATTTTTATATTTTAAAACAAACTTCTCTATTTCTCTAAATAAAATCTTCTCAATGTTGTTTGTAAAATACTCTTCTTTGATAAAAGGTAATGCCTTACGGACATATGGTTCATTGAAAAACAAATTTCTTAATATGGTTATTTCAATTCGCTCATTCATATACAACCGTTCCCTCTTTCATTTGTTTATCCATAATTTCTACTAATACGTCTCCAATATAATCTATAAACTCTTGATTGTCAAGCAAATCAAAGTCATTTGGATTCCTCATAATAGTGTAATCAAATTTTAAAGGCATTTCACCTTTCTTATTTTCTTTACCTGCAAAACCGACCTTGCCATATTTGTATATAACATCTTTAAACTTTTCGCAAGTGAGCTTAATACAGGTATGGTCCTCTTTATCGTTTTGTGCGTAAACGTATTCGAGTTTATTCGGTACCGTAGGAGAATTTCTTTTTGGTATGTTCATCAATCTTTTTCAATACTTCCTTTGTAAAATATTTTTCAGGATCATTATAGATTTGTTTACCAAATACTTTTGAACCATCTGGCATTTCATATCTTGTTGATACCTTTTTAAATAAATCTATTTCTTCTGCTAATTCTAATAAACCATAATATTTGTCTAACCCTTTATCATAGGTTAACATAACATCTATCATAGCATTCTCTTTTGTTATTCTTGATTTATAATTTTTACAATGTATAATATTACCAACTACTTCTGTTCCATCTTTTACTTTTTTCTTGGAAAGGTAGATGATTGATGAAGCAGCGTATTTCAGACCTGAACCGCCACCCATTTCTTTTTGTGGGAACATTGAGCCAATCACATCATAAGTGTGGTTGGTCATTATCATAGGCACATTTGCTTTGCCTAATTTAAGTGTTAAAACTCTAAATGTAGATTTGACTATTTGACTTCTAGTCATATCTCTTGTCTCTTTACCTTCTGCTGTGTCGGTCATTTCTTTAGTTGTAGATAACATACCTAAACTATCTAACACGAACATTAAAGGTTTTCTTTTTGATTCGTCTTGTTCTAAATATTTGTCAACTATTTTGATTGCTTGTGCTCTGAATTCTTGTACGGTTGCAACTGGAACAACTACAACTCTTTTACTATCTAAACCTCTCTTCTCAATTAACTCTCTTGATACGGCATTTTCTGATTCGAAATACACCACACCAGCTTCTTTATTAGTATCTAAAAAATTCTTACATATACCTAACGCAAAGAAAGTTTTACCTGTCATAGCTTCTCCTGCGATAGCAGTTATTCTATTACCTGGTAAACCTCCATAAACACTAGCGGATAGTAAAGCATTGAAAGCGTAGGAACCTGTGTCAATAAAAGTTGAAACATCAGCAGCGGTTACTCCTTCACTTGCTAATGTAGCATATTCATTTCCAGTTTCTTTGATTATATCTTTTAAAAAATCACTCATTTTTATATTATTATCTCCTCATTATATACCAATTATTTATTATTGTCAAGCTTTATCGTGTAACCATTTAGCCTTGACTACTACAGGTTTTCCTTTTTTCATATGTTCAATTTGTTTAGGGCCTGGTTCTTTTTCCCACTCGAATCTATATGTTGTGTCTTCTGGTACCCAACCTACTTGTGGCTCTTCATAAGCCTCTTCAGGTAATTTAACCCATAACGAATCAAATAACTCTTCAGCACTCATCATACCAAATTGATTATATATCTTACCTGTCATTTCTTCTGTTAGATGACGTAACCTTTCTTTATTGTATTCCTTCTTTCGTTGGAAATCCCAATATGGTCCTAGGTCTTCATAACTTTTCTTTGTAATTGTCATTATCATATTATTTATTATAGATGTAATGTTCCTTCTTGTCTATCATTGTTGTATAATAATGTGGTAAACTTCTTATTAAGTTTCTATACTTCCTAAAACCTATAGATTTACCCCAACCCATATAGTCCCTTATTTGACTTATAGTTACCTGTTTATTATCTTTTATAAACTTTAATAACTTTTCTCTACTTCTTGACTCACCCATAATATCTTTTTTAATTACAGATAATCCTTCATCTATCATATTCTCAAAACCTTTTACTCTATTCTTCCAACTATGGACTTTTCTACAATGTTTAAGTGCTAGTTTTGCCTGTTCATTTCTCCATTTAGTTGAAGTTATTAAATGTTCAAAATGTTCTACTGCTTCATCTACGGTATTAAAACCAGTTTCTAAATCTCCAAACAATTCTTTTGTCTCACTACCAATCTGGTAAACATATGGTACACCTTGACCTAATCCGTCCTGTGAAGACATTGCCCAACGGTTACCACCGTGGAAACCTGCAACACATTTATGTAATTCATCCAAATATTCTTGTCTATCAGCTGGGCCACCAAATTTAATAAAAGATAAATCATCAAAGTATTTTTTTAATTTTGTTTTAGAAGTTGTAGCGTCTGCCATTGTTAACCATAACCTAAAATCTGTTCTTTTAGACCTTAACTTTTTAATAATTTGTAAAAACTTTTCCCAACCTCTATAGTTATGCGTTCTATGATTGAACACTATATAAGGTCCTGATATTTCTTCTACATCTTTTCTAATTTTATCATCTTCAAATCCTAGATAAACTGGTCTCATTATACCTCTTAACTTATCAATTGTTTGTTTACTATAATGTTGTTCTGCTTCTGCAAGTGTATCATCTATTTGTGTTTGTGTATTAAAACCACACGCCTTCATTAATAACATACCACTAATATTGTTATGATAAAAACTTACCAACATATTAGGATTGTTTTCTTTGTTCTCTATCCAATGTGAATAACCAATTACAGGAGAGTCCTGACTATATAAGTTTATCATATTATTCATTACATTGGTTGTTTGTTCTGGTAAATGTGAAAACACCAAATCTATTTCCATAATTCTATTGTCTAATATAGTTTTCCAAAAATAGAAATCATAATGAGACCTCATAGAATTTGGAAATGTAGGTGTATTAAAAATGTATTGTTTAACATTTGGAAAATCAAACTCTTTACAATGTGATGGCATTGGCATATGAAAGAATAAATCTTTTCTCTTCTTGTTTAATTCTTTAATGACATTGGACATTACTAGAACATAACTATCTTTTGATAGTTCTCTTTGTTTAGTAATATTAGGTACAACTAATATTTGGTAAATATTTTCTTTGCCTAATGGTTGTTTGTTAAAGAATTTATCTAATGTCATTAGCTAATCTCCTTGCACCATAAGTTATCATAAAATCTGCACCAGCTCTTTTAAATACTTCGTATGTTTCTCTTAAACTACCAGGCGCACCAATACCTAACCACTCACCCGATACTTGATAAGCACCACAAGGTTTGCCTGTTGCTTTCTTTATGCCATAAATTAAATCTATACTTGTCATACCTGGTTTCACCATTAATTCATCTGCACCATCTTGAGCATATTTTATAGACCTTTTAATTGCACCTGCTTTATCTGATACATCTAATTGATATGGTCTTTCAATCCCTTTCGGTATCGCCATAGTCTCACGCCAACCTCTATAAAAAGTAGAACGGAATTTTGTACTATAACTCATCACAGGTATATTACCATCTTTTATTGATTTAATATTCTTAACCGTATTATCTTGACAATCACTTGGTGCTATTGTAGCACCTGAAGCTGTGTAAATATCTTTTGCTTGTTGTAATAATAATTTATCTGTACGCTCTTGGTCTCCTATAATGCAACAATGTCCGTCCTGTGTATAAGAACATAAACAAATATCTACATTTAATTTAATAGGTAAAGTTGAAAGACTAGCTGCTACTACACATACTTGGTCAAATTTATGGTCATCAATTCCTTCTCCAGGTCTCCAACTATCTGATTTTTCTCCTAGTTTAAATTCTGGAACATAGAATAATAAAAACTCTTTAACACCTAGGTCTATATCTTTCTTAACTCTTTCGTTAATTTCTTTCCAAGCATTAAAAATTTTATTATCTTCACCTAATCCAGTATCTTTTGTTCTAGGTCCAGCAAATATTGGTTGTATTAATCTCATCTTATTATATCAATCTTGTCCATAGTCTGATTGTTCCATACTTCGTTTTCAGTTCTTAATTTATTATCTGTTTTTAATTTGTCATATCTTTTTGTTGCTTTATTCTTCCACCATTTTACAATATTTTCTAATTCAAATTTATCATAGTTTTCACCTTTAATTAACTTATCGGTCTTACCTAATAATATATCTTTGACATTTGAGAAACCATAATCTGACATATAAAATCTTTTTTGTGTTGTAATACCTTCTGCCTTTGCCATAGATTTAACAAAGGTATCATAATCACCACTACCTTTTAATGCTCTCTTAACCATACCAATCATTGCTGTGGTAATTTTTAACTTTCTACTAGAGGCACCTTTATGTACAATATCATCACCTATAATATCTTCAATATAACTTTTTAAATTAAAATAAGTTTCTTCACCTAAAGTTGGTACAAATTTTGACATTGTATCTCCTTTATATCTTAAATATGGTTTCAGTCCATCATACATAGATGTACCTTTTATATTACCATATAAACTTGTAGTTTCAAACAAACAAAATTCTGTATCATATTTCTTATTTAGCATTTCTCTTACTTTATGAGAACAACAAATCAATGCCAATAGTTTACCACCAAGATAATTAAAACCAAATGGTTGTACTGGTACTATATTGAAACCCATTATGGCCCTTTTATTAAAGATAGGTAAATCTGGAGTACCACCCAAATAATTATTTCTTGGTTTAGAATTGATAATAGGCGAACCTAATTTAATAAATCCTATAATAGTATTTGAAGTATTATCTTTAACAACTAATTTTAATTCTTTACCTGGCGCCTGGTCTGGAGAGAAACTAGCAATCATTTCCAACATTGTATTAAAAGTGGAGTGTTGCATTTCAACCACTTGTATATCCATATCTTCAGGTTTAATATTATAATCATTAAACATATCATCTTCCAATCCAAAACCTGGTAGTGATGGTGGAATATTCTTAACTCTTTCAATCTTTCTCAATCTAAAATAGTCATCTATACGATTCAAACTATCAAAATAATCTCTAAAGATTTTAGAGCAATGTAATGCTTGTTCAACGTTTAGGGTCTTCATCATTCCACTTCTTTAATAACCATATCGGTAATATATAAACTAATACCATAAATAATATAAAAATTAATCCTACTCCTATCATTTCCATCATAATTCATTCCCCCAATTATCCCAACCATCTACTTGTTGTCGGGCAAATAGTTCTATTCTTGGCAGATCACCTGCCAACTCTATAATTCTTGACCTAACCTCATCTGGTTTTCTACTATGTTCTCTTCGTTCAGCAACCACTAATCTATCTACATTGGTACCAACTCTATGTGGTTTTCCTTTTGTTGCCAAGATACATATTTCAGGATTGGCTCTTGTCCATAATCCTGTACCTTTAAAATAATAATTCTTAATTCTATTCTTGTTAGTTTTTATCCAATAAAATCCTACCGTCTTATATTTAAAACCCCATTTCTCAACAATTGGTATTTGTTTATGTAATAATGGGTCTGTACACCACATAAACAATATACAATCTTTATCTGCAATATCTCCAACTGGTAAATCTTCAATCTCTTTCATTGTCATTGTTGGATAATGGTGTATAGGATTTGTTTGTGCCTTATCATTATTCCAATTCTGAAAATGCCAAGGAGGATCGGCATAAATTATATTATATTTTTTCTTACTTAATTCCAAAAGTCCTCCAAACTCGCCACTCGTTCATACTTCCAACCAATAGAGTTTAATATAAATCTCAATGGGTCTAAAAATGTTTTTTCAAATTGAGTTGTATAATCTATATACTCTTGCAACTTAAATTCTCTAGGTAATTTTGTAAGATAACTAATAACACCATACTTAAATGGATTAGGTTCTTTTAATAATATAAACTTAATCTTATCTCCTTCTTGTATCAATGGATATTTAGCAGTAAGTTTAAGTTGTTTTAAATAATGATTGTATATTAAAGACCCTTTAACGTGTATTGGACAACTCTTCTGAAATATATTACTAGCGTCTGAATATTTTTTAAGATTATTACAAGACCTTGGAAAAGCAATCGCTTCTGGTGGTAGTCCTTCAAATTCATTTTTAAACTTATCAACAAAATTAATTAAATCTGGTTCTTCCTTCTTCATAATAATATCAATTGCTTCTTTAATTCTTTTTCTACAAATTGCTGGTGTTGAAGATTTAACTGCCTCAATTCCCATAATTTTCATTTTAGGTTCAGCATATCTAACGCCTTCACTATCATATACATTTAACATATATCTTTTCTTTGATACCCATATACCTTTATCAGCAATAACTTCTCTTGCCATTTCCATTTTTTGGTCAAAAGCATTTGTATATTCTGCAAGTTCTTTATAACACTTATCAATATATGGTTCAAATTGTTTTTCACACGCCTTGTTTAAAAATTCAACTACTTGGTCTTTTGATTTATTACCACATATTTTTTCTACTAACTTATCTAAACACACATAAATTGAATCTGTATCAGACGCAACTATATAATCGTGGTCATCTGTTTTTAATAAATGATTTAAATAATCGTTCATCTTATTCTCAATAAATTTAATAACATACTGACCTCCAGTAGTTATCGCTGTCGCTTGTCTTACATCATAGTATCTGAAAAATTGGTTACCAATAGCACCATAGGCACTATTCAATGCAATCTTTCTTGACCATTGTATATTATGGAATCTACTTACCTTTTTTAATAAAGACTTCTCTTTTGTTTTTTCATATTCTTGTCTTGCTTTAATTTCTTTTTGTTTAAATTTAACTCGTTCTTTATACATTGTCTCCATCATATTAGCAAGAAAACCTTGACTATCGGTTTTAAACAACGCACCATTTGGAGTTATACACGCACCTTCTTTTTTAAGATAACTTAAATCTGATTTTTTATTTAATAAATTACTTACAGAAACTCCATTACCTTTCATACCAATAATTTTTTCAGGTGAAATATTATATTGCATAATTAAATGTGGATACAAACTATTTAAATCAAATGACACTACCCACTTATGCATACCAACCTGTGGATCTTTTACATATGCACCAATATATTTTGTATCTTTACTATGTTCTTCTCTAGGTGGTACAGCAATCTTATTTTTTAATAAGTGATTATAAATTAAAGTATCCCAAGTTCTAACTTGACTAAACACATCTGAATAATTTACTTTAGCGTCATACGCCATAGTTAAGACTAGTTCAATTAAACCAAGTTTATCTTCTAGTCTATCCACTATTTCAACATCTTGAATATTATAATCTATAAAAGATTGTAAATCTTTAGTGTACCATTCTTTAAATGTATCATAAGGGTTATCATCTTTCTTTTCGCCTAGTTCTACTTGACCAATCCAATCCAATCTATAACTCTCTTGTCTTGTTGGAATATATTTTGTATATAAATCCAAATAATCTAACATTGCAATACCAACCACATTGTATACCGTTTGTGGTCTACCTCTTACTTCAACCGTTTCTTGTTCAACTATATTCCAAGGTGATAATTTTCTTATTACTTTTTCATCTGTTAATAATTTAATTCTATTGCATAGATATGGTAAATCAAAAAACTTTGTATTCCAACCTGTAATAACATCTGGATAATTTTTCATCCAGAATTTCATAAACTCCATTATTAAAACTTTTTCATTACTACATTTAATATAGGTTACATCTTTTCTATCTGTTTTAAAATCACCAATACCCCAAGTTATAATCTGTTTGTTAGAGGCATTTTTAACCGTAATACATATTAACTCTTCTATAGGATTTTGTACATCTGGAAATCCATCTTCACAGGTTGTTTCTATATCTAATGTAAAAATGGAAATAAATTCTTTAGACCATTCAATTGTTTCTGGATATTCAGCTGAAATATATTGATATTGAAATCTATCTAAACCAAATAATGGAGCACCACTATATGATTTTTTAAATTCTCTTGCTCTTGAAATACTATTAAAGTTTACAGGTTTTAAATTTTGACCTTGTAAAGTTTTCCAATCTCCATTACCTAATACATAAAGAGTTGGATTAAAATCTATCTTCTCTTGGAAAGACTTGTTTCTTTCAATACCACGGACTAGTAATTTACCTCTATGTTCAATAACTGATTTATAAAAATTCACTTAAATTGCCTTCCGCTTTATACTTTGATATGTTCTTCCTATTATACACCATTTCTTTCGATAAGTCAAATGGCATTTTCTTTGTTTCTTTGTACGAAGAAGTTCCACTCATCCACGACTTCACCCACCAAATCAAATCGGTATGTTTTGGGTATTTTAAGTTCCAAGTAACCGTTGACTTTTTTAAATTTTTTCGGTCTTTCGGTGTCATTGGATAGATATATCTAAATTGTTTACCCTTCACTCGGTTCAATTTTAATTCTTTAAGTTGTTTTGGGTTTGGTCTATGACCGTATTTTAAACCTTCTTTATTTGGTAATTGTCCTTGTAAAGTTCTAGGGTGTACTTTCTCTCCTGTTTCGGTAACATAAGTATCTGTTATAGAAAATCCACCATATAAAAAATTAGCTGCCTGATATACATAGCCAGGTTTGCCCACAATACCATCTGCCCAAGTATAAAGATATTTAACATCTGTATTTTGTTTTAACCATTTAATTGATAGTGATAGTAATTGAGATTCAGAATTTCTAGGCATAGAATCATCCATACACATCTTGCCTATTTCTAGGTAATCTTTTGTATCTAATTTTGGAAATAATTTTTGTATAGTATGTTTTGGTCTTGTACCCCAACCAAAGGTAATAACTCCAACTAATGTATCATATGAATCTACTGGAAACTTTTTGTTTCTTACAAAGCAACCTAGATAATGCTTAGTGAGTCTCGGCATAACAGCCGAGTAATGGCGTTTAGCAACGAATTCAGCTGCTGTTATTTTGTGTAAAGGTTTTATTATCATTATATATCATCTTTGTCTCTCAATTCTACTATCAATTTGTCGTGTTCTTTGCCTAACATTATTTGGCAACCTAATCTACTTCTTTTAGGGTCATAACCCTTTTCATATTCCAAGAGTTCTTGTTCTAAACTATTTTCAACAATTGGTAAATTATCCACATACACGTGGCAGGTAGCACAGGCGCAATTACCCCCACAATCGGCAGGTATTTCGGGAATTGGAACACTACTAAACTTTGTAGCAGCTTCCATAATTGAAAATCCTGGTGGTACTTCAACTCTTATCTTTGAACCGTCTCTTACAAAATATATTTCTATCATTCATCACTTATCTATTTTAGGTAATTCTGTTTCAGTAATCAATTCTGGTTTTCTTGGTTGTATAATTCCTGTACCTAAATGATAATTGTATGAGTTTTTTATATCTGTTTTTGGTGATACCTCTGCTATAATATGTTCTCTTTTAATTTTAATAACATCTTCTGTAGCATAAGGTAAATAGGGAGTTAACATTAATTGTACAGGTTTTCCTGGTGCTGATTGTGTTGGTATAATCACAAACGCTTTTTTAATTTCTGTTATCTCTCCTGATTGATTTTGTATTTGGCCTATTACATCTTCGCCAGTAGATAATCTTAATATTTTTATTTCCATAATCTCCTCATTATATCATTACTTTAATCTAATGTCAATCCTCGTCCTTCAAACTATACTTTGTTGTTATTATATACTTACGGTTAGGATTAACCATTACATTAAATCTATTCATTGTTTCTCTATCAAATAATATTTTAGATTTTTCTTCTCTATCATCTAAAGTAAATTCAACATCTTTATATAATCCACCTGCAAATTCTACATCAAGTTCGATTACATATCTATCTTCTTTATAATCTCTTAAACCACCTACATTAATTGTTTCTTTTCTTATTATATCGTTTGTAATTGATTTGCCTTCTAGTGTCCAAGTAATTTTCTTACCACTAACTTTCATTTTCTCAGCGTGTATAACGGAGTTACCTGAATTACCTGTATCAAATTTTCCAACAATTCGTCCAAATGGGTGTATATGTACCACTTCTTTATACCCACACTCAGCAGGTACTCTTTTCCAATTTTCTCTATCTTCAAAGTGTTGTACTATTTCTTTACTTAAATTTCTTCCTGTTGCCTCTTCAATACCTTGCGTACCAGCAGAAGAGTTAACTTCAATAATATATGGTGGTTCTTTTTCTCTATTCTTAGCAGGTATAAAATCTACTGCAACAAATAATCCATCTACTGCTTTTGCAGCCTTTAAACTTTCTTCAACTTCCACTTCCGTTAATTCTAATTTTGAAACTCCTGCACCTTGAGATACATTACTTCTAAAATCTCCTGGTATAACTTCTCTTTTCATTGAAGCTAATACTTGACCATTTAATACCAAAACTCTAGCGTCCCAATCCGTTTTAACATATTGTTGTAATAAAATATCAGAGTCTTCATCTTGTTTATTAAGTAATTGTACAATCGAATCTAATGCTCTTTCTGATTCAATAAACAATACACCAACACCTTTTGAACCTCTTAATGTTTTTAAAATAACAGGAAACTTTTCCTCTAATTGTTCAAATGCTTCCATTGAATTTTCTGGATCGGTAACCAATACTGATTTAGGTTGTTTAATACCATAATCAGATAATCTTAAAGAAGTTCTATATTTGTCAGCACATATACTTATAGCCTGTCTGCTATTAACAACACAAACCATATGCTTTTCTAATCTTGAAACCAAGTCCATCCAACTATCTCTACGAACAACTGAACCTCGTACAATTGCTACCGTATCTTTAGATGAAACTCTAAAACCTTTTTTATCTTCTTTGTTATGGAAATATAACTCTTCATCTTCTTCTTTGGTTACATAACCACCAGTATTTCTAAAGATGTATGCTTTATGTCCTAACTTAAGCGCCTCTTTCATAAGGTTTTTTGCCGTATGAAAATTTAAATCATCTTCAGGTTCATCTGAAATAATGATTAATCTAAAAGGTTTTCTTACTTTAGCTTCTGTTATGTATTCTTTGAATTTTGGTACTTGCATTACTCATCTTCTTTTTTAACTTCCTCGGTGACATTTTTCTTACCGATATTATATTTAGTTGCTAATGTCCACTCTTTTTTTTCTTTAAATGGTAAAACTTTAATTTGACTTAACGGTGCTTTATTCTCCGCCTTTGTCTTATCATTAATTTCAATCAAACTCCAGTCCTGTAATAGAACAGCAATGGTATTTCTACGCTGTATATCGTTTTCTGTTAGTGTTGATTTTTTACCGTCTAAAGCAAATAGTTCTTTGAAATGCGTAATGTAATATTTACCTTGCTTGTGTAATATATGGCAAGATTGAAATAACGTTTTGTCTTTTCTGGAAGCGACACCGATTCGTGTCAAGGTTTCTCTAACTTTTAAAAAATCGTCAGGTTGTTTTATTGATACTTCCAGCATATCACTAACCGACCACTTTATAATCTCTTCATTCATTTTCTTTTTCTCCCACCTTTTTCAAGGTTCAATTTAATATTTTCAAGTTGGTCATTTGTTAGTATGCTTAAAGCCTCTTTTGCTTTTGAATTACTATAATCATAATACTCTTTTACTAATTCAAGGTCTTTGACTTTCTTTTGTGTAAGCCATCTACCACCAAATCGCCTTCTCTCTCTTATACTATTTATAAAATAGTCAAATTGCATTTTCTTTGGGAGAAAATGGTAACCGTTCATTTCATTGGAATGCATTATGGTATCATAAAAAGAAGATAGACACCTGTTAATAATAAATGATGGATATTTCTTTTCCCAAGTAAGGTCATCTGAATCCATTAACCGTTTCTTGGTTATATTAATTGCATTTAAATAATCTTTTAGTTCGTACATATCTTCTTAATAAAAATTAACTTCTTATTCTCACCTGTTGGTTTAACATACAAAGATTTCAACTCTTCTTTACTATGCCATTTCATAGATACTGCTTTATGTTTAGGTAGACCTGCAGTTTCGCCAATCATTTTCCAATTATCTGCCTTATAGACAGCACCATTATTACCACCTGCAACAAAGGTAATTAGGTATTTTAATTCATTCCCATACTTTTCCCGCCAATATGGAATCGCTTGTCTCCTTAATTCTTTTAATACTCTGGTTCCAACATTTTTAATCTTTTTCCTCATACAGAACCTCCAATTATTCGCAAAACTATTGAAGTTTTCCTTATATGTTTTGATATCCATACCAACATATTTAAGAATATCCTTTGGTGGTGGATAGACGGAGGAACCAATTCCTATCATACCAACTGGTTTATCTTGATAAAACACAACCCAATCCACTCTCCGACCAACGGAGGCTGTTGTTGGTACGTAACTATGATACTTTGATATAGTCTCTTTAATGTACTCTTTGGATTGATTGTCATTTGCTATTCTTAGCTCGATTGTTTCCATTCTTTATTATGTCCACTTACTCCAAAATGCATTGTATTAAAACTAATTACATACCTTTCATCTGTAGTATTTGTTTTTGTGCCGTGTTCTAACCAACTTGGAAATAGATATAAATGTCCTTCTTTTGCTGGTAGTATTGCTTCCATAGCATTGTATCCTGTAACCTCACTATAGAGTTCACACATCTTATAAGGTTGCAAAGGATTTTTAAAAGTTAAACCTACTGAACCTTCAGGACATTTTGGATAATAAGCACCACTAATAAGACTTGCTTGGTGTCTATGCATTTTTAAACTTGTATCTTTTTCCATAATACTAAACCAACTATTAATCATTTCAAATTCTCTTAACCCTAATAACTTTCCGTATTCTTTTAAACGCTGTTCAAATTCTCTCCTCAATTCGGCGAATTCTGGTTTATCTAATATACTATCATATGGATTATATGTACTCTTACCACCACCTTCTAATAAAGGGTGATCTTTCATTGATGGTTTATATGCTTCTAATTTCTCCGTAATATGGTCATTAGGTGAGCATAAAATCCTAAATTCCATTACTGCTAATGGAAATATATTATGTATTTCTATTGTCATTAATTAAATGCTCCAAAAAAATTAGGATTATTAAAAGTCATATACACTACAAATATTATATACATTAATAAAAATACATACAACATTAACATATATTTCATTTGAATTTACAATTTGCCATTATTTCAGTTAGACAAGCAACCATATTAATTTCTTGGTCTGCAACAAAAGCTGCCTTGTATTGGTAACCTGCAATAATTAAAACTGCCTGTGGTATTGATTTTGGTTCCAGATACTTATAAAGAACATCATATAATCCTGTAAATAATGTTGATGGATCTTTATCTAAATTCTGAACAACCCATTTACGCATATCATTAAATTTTTTATCTTTAAGCATAGCAATTAATTCTTTATTGTTTGCTTCAGATAAACTGAATAATATACCACTATCTATCTTACCTCTAACAGAATACCGTTGAAGTTCATTAATAGTTCTTCTAAAATCTGGATAAAATTTTTGTACTAGTTCAGCAAGTACCTTCTTATCATAACCAATCTTCTCTTCTTCTAATAGTTTAATTAATCGAAGCATAAACGCTGTAGCCGTTTTGACTTTTTGACCATTAGCGATCTTAAAATCAATCACGGTACATCTACTATGGAGTGCTGGTATGATTTTGTTTTTGTAATTGCAAGTAAATATAAATCTACAATTATTATAAAATGTTTCTATAAAATTTCTTAAAGCAGGCTGAACACTATCAGCATTCATATAATCTGCTTCATCTACAATTACAACTTTATGATTAGAGTCTTCCGTTAGGGATACGGTTGACGCAAAATTCTTAATCTTATTTCTTAAAGTATCTATGTGTCTACCTTCATCTGAACCATTAATAATAATGTAATCAGCGCCTAGTTCTTCACATAAAGCACGAGCTACGGTAGTCTTACCTGTACCTGCTGTACCTGATAATAAAAGATTTGGGATTTCTTTTTGTTTTAGAAAATTTAAAAAAGTTTCTTTTAAATCTGCTGTGAGAATACAATCACGTATTGCTCTTGGTCGGTATTTTTCAACCCATAAGTAATCGGACATTTAGAACCTCCTTAAAATTCGGAATCTGGTTCTAATGCTATCCAATATTGTATAGGTCTATTGCGATTAACAAAATGACTTATCTTCTGTTTAGAAATTGCAACATCATAATCATCAGGAAACATTTTAAAGTTTTCTGCTTTAAAGTAAGCAGTAAATGATTTAGTTGTTTCTCCTAGATTTACAGCATAAGTGTTTGATGACTTATTCTTTTTATCTGTTGCGACTATACTAATTTTCTTACCATCACCTTTAACTGCAATGTCTGGTAGATTTAATGTAGTATAACCTTTTCTAACTTTTTCAAAGTCAGCTTTTGTAAGTTTAAATGCTACTTCTTTATCTGGCATATTAATAGTTTTGCTTGGCGCCACTATTACTGATTTGTCAGCAAAGAAATATTTAACTTGTTGTCTGGATTTACCATCGCCAATAGCAACATTTGAACCTGAATTAAATTTTAAATCTGGACTTTCAAATAACTCAACTGCTCTTAAAAATTCAGGTAAGTCATATATTGCAAATTCAGAATCAAACGATTCAGATATATCAGCTTCTGCCAATATATTTTTCATTGTTGAAATTGTAGATAGTTTCTTTCCAGGTTTTACTAAAATGTTCTGGTTTATTTCAGAAAAGTTTTTTAGTATCGAAAGTGTATCTGTTGTTAGGTTCATTTCAATTTCTCCATAATAATTAATAATATAAGGACATTATATATCAGAAAGCATATAATGTCAATACTGGTTAGTGTAGTTTATGTTTTAAAGTTTCAAGTATTTTATCTGGTAGAGTTTCAACATATGGGTCTCCGTCTATACCTTGGTCATTAATACCAGGCTCTTCGAACCATTGCTCAACCACTCCATCATTTACAACCATTGCATAACGCCAAGAACGCATACCAAACCCTAGGTGTGTTTTGTTTATTAACATACCCATACGTCTAGTAAACCAACCAGAACCATCTGGTATCATCTTAACATTATTAATTTGTTGGTCTTCAGCCCAAGCATTCATCACAAACGAATCGTTTACTGATATACAATAAACATCATTACAACCTTTAGTGATAAACTCGTCATAGAGTCTTTCAAATTCAGGTAGTTGTTTTGTTGAACAAGTTGGAGTAAAAGCACCAGGCAATGAGAACACTACTACTTTTTTACCATCAAAGTAATCTTCTGTAGTAACGTTTTTCCACTTACCTAATTCTCTAACTTTAAATACCACACTTGGTAGTTTTTTTCCAATCATAATTTCCTCTTTTTGGAGCGGACACTTGGTACTGCCCCAAGGTCTCGAAGTTGGTAACCTCGCATAATTCTTTTATACTATGTCCGCAATTATTATAATAACATTTCCTACCAATATTGTCAAGTCTCCTAGGGAGCAGTAGGGTCCACGCTAGCTTCCCCTACCACTCACTAGCCATTATAACGTAAAAAAGGCGGAGAGTCAAGTCTCCGCCTTAATTTTAATATAGGGTTAATTACTTAACGTCTATAGTTTTAAGTTTCATTTCTTCTGGAATTATCTTTTCCATAGAAACTTTTAAAAGACCATCTTTCAGCTCTGCACCTTTGACTTTTACATCATTAGCGATTGTGAAAGCTCTTTTAAAGTATCTTTTTGAAATACCTTTATGTACCATCTTCTCGTCTTTTTTAGCGTCAGCACCAACTGAATCGTTGACTACAGACTTAACTTTAGACTCGATAGTTAACATACCGTTTTCTACCAATACATTAATGTCTTTCTTATTGAAGCCAGCTAATGCTACTTCAATATCGTAAGTGTTCTTACCAGACTTAACTATATTGTATGGTGGATAAGACGGTTGTATATCGTTGATAAAATCGTCATCAAACATTGACCCAAAATGGTCAAACACGTCATCAAATCCTACGGATAATGGTCTTAATTTATTAAAAATTGATAATGCTCTATTGGTCATAATTAACCTCCTTTTATTAAGCAAAGTTATCGTTTCCGAGAGCCCACAATGGCACTCTCTAAATGGTATATAATCATTATTTATAAGATTACAAGCCATTATAATCAGGGGGTGCCTTAGCACCCCCCTAGCGACGCCGACTTTATTATTCTTTGATAATGGGTGTCGGTCGGTACCCCTTTCTACGCTGTTAAGGTCTTATGAATTGCCTTAACTATAATATATATACATCAAACAAGGCGTAGAAAAACTATAAATCTCTTAATTCTTTAAGCTTTTGCTTCTTCTTCCAATTACGAATCATTTCCTTCTTTTTTCTTTGTTTTTTTGTGGAAGGCTTTTCATAATATTGACGCATACGTAACTCTTTAAAAAGACCATCTTTTTGGAGTTTCTTTTTTAAAACTCTCATAGCCTTTTCAACGTTACCGCCTCTTACTTCTACCGTTATTGTCATAATATTTTTATTAAAATTACTACTTGAAGACCTAATACAACTATTGGTACAATGGTTCTAATTAGTTCCATTATATGGTTGTATTCATCTAATTTTTTTTCTAAAGCTAATCTCTTATTATTTCTCTTCATATATTCTGTATAAAAATCACTCATTATTTCCTTCTGGTAGTTTAATCGGGGGTGCCTAAGCACCCCCTTTGGACTACACTATGAATAAGTTTTAGATGTGAGCAGAATTACCATCTGAATCATATTCAGATTGGTTATCCTCGTCTTCATCTGCCTCATTATTATCGGCGTCCATTTGAGAATTAATTTCCTCTTGTCTCTTCTGTTCAAGTATTTGATCAACACTTGCACCAGCGTCCACTTTGGTATATAATTCTACAAACGAATTCTTTGTGTCTTCATCAAACCTATTAGTACATAACTGAATAGCTTTAACTTTATCACCAAAGATTGCATATGCTTGAACAATATGTACCAATCTTCTAGTTGATATAATTTCATCTACTCCGCCATCAAAATAAGTTTTTCTGATAACATCAGCCCAAGTTGTTAGTTTTTCAACAAACTTAACATCTGATTTTCCAGCTGCTTTTAATTCATTATTCAGAATTTTTTGTTCTGTTTTTACAGCAGGATATTTCTGTTCAAAGGTTACTGGAAATCTTTCCAAAAACGCTTCGTTAAGTATGTTAGTTCCGATAAACTTACCACTTTCACTACCTTGTCCTTTTGTATTGGCAGTAGCGATAACTTGGAAACCATCTTTTGGTTTCACAAACTTGTTTATCTTTTTAACATAAACACCTGAACCTTCTAATATCGGTTGTAAACACATAATTTTATTAGAAGCAAGGTCAATTTCATCTAACAATAAAAGAGCACCTCTTTCCATTGCTTCGATAACTGGTCCGTTTTGCCAAACCGTCTGACCATCTTTTAATCTGAATCCGCCTAAAAGGTCGTCTTCATCTGTTTCAATTGTAATGTTAACCCTAATCAGTTCTTTTTTAGCTTCGGCAGCTGCCTGTATAACAGACATTGTTTTACCGTTACCTGAAAGTCCTGTAATAAAAATAGGATAAAACTTATTAGATTTTACAATTGATCTAATATCACTATGGTTACCAAAAGATACGAAAGTTTTAAATTTATTAGGAACAATATTTCCTTCTAAACTAGAAACTACATAAGCAGCTTCTGTATCAATCTTCTCTTCTGGAATTTCTACTGATTTTGTTTCAGTAGTATTTTTAGGTTGAACAACTATGTCCTCACCTTTTAAAGGCAATTTAAAAATAGATTTTCCTACTTTATAACCTTTATTTTTTATTAACCATTGAGGAGCATACTTACAACCAAACTTTTTGTTTGCTTGTTTTAACTCGTCAACCGTTAACTCAGCTTTGTTAAACATCTTAAAAGCGTGTTTTACAAAGTCTTGTTGTTTCACATTTAACATAATGTTAGTCCTTTCATCATTTATACCAGCCATCCTAAAGGAATTGGTCTGGAAGTCAAGCCATTATTTTTACTAGAAATACAGGCTTTATTCAACATACTACGCTACTTGTTCGATAAATTTATTCAAAACTACCCTTGATTGTATTCGATTCGACATACTTTTTGAGAATAGTCTTCTTATATCGCCTTTTTTAGCGCCGTCTTTTAATTGAGATAAATCTACCTGTTGAACATCCATAGATTTACCATTTAATAGATAGTATTCATTATAACCTCTTTTAGAAATACATAATGATTTATCTTTTAAAAACTTTTTTCTTTGTACCTGACGGTCTCTAACTTTAATAGTTCTACCATTTTTATTTGTCTCATATTCTGGTACAAATCTATCAAAAGACCATCTTCTTAAATCTTTTAAGATATAAAAACCAACCGTTTTTACACCATATTTTTTTCTTATCATATTTAATAATATTGTAGTAACGTCATCTGAAGAGGAGTGATAATAAAATGGAGTTTCTGGTTCTGACCACAATTTCTTACCATCTTTAATAACAATTTTATCTCCTTCACCAGAACATTCTTCCAATTTAGTACCTACTTTACCAGTTGTGTCATCTATTTTATAACCCATATTATAGTAGTTCATACCATTTGAACCACCATCTGTTAAAGTTATAAAAGTCATTTTCTCAATACTATATTTCTTTTTAAATTCTGGTACCAATTGTAAACAAGCAGCTAAAGATTCATTTAAAGGTGTTGAAGACAAATAATAATCATTTGGAATTGGAATTGAATTACCTGGATGTGGATCTGGTTGTGCAATTCCTCTTCTGTATGCTCTCCAATTATATCTACTATCAAAACTTTCAGCAAGTTGATACATATACATACACGCTTTATCTAATTCTGATTTTTTCATACGGTGACTCAATATATTTACTAGGTTAAAAAATCCCATAGACATATCACCTTCTTTATATTTGAATTGGTGTTTACCTAATTCTATTCTTTGTTGTCTGTTTAACCAACCTTCACCTCTTTTATTGTCATTAAACATATAAACTTCAAAAGGTATTCCAATTCTTTCACAAAACCATACAAGGTTTAATAATTGATGAACCGTTTTAGCAACTACGTCTGACATTGAACCTGACCAGTCCAATAACATCATCATACCGTGGTTCTTATCTGTTGGTAATACCGTTAATCTTTTAAAAATATCTTCTGAAAATTTATAGTCTCTTAATTTTAATGGGTCTATAATACCTGTTTTATCTGTAGCAGCTCTTTTATAAGCACTAGCAGATTTTCTCATTTCAAATTCTTTAACCAAATACATAACGGTTTTAGAATTGTCTTTTTTAAATCTTTTATAATCTCTTTCCAACCAGTTGTAATATGTTTTATACTCTTGATGGCAATAATCTTTAGTCAAATAATGGTTATTACTTCTAGTCATTTCAGACATAAACTTTTTATAACTAGTCATACACTCATTTAAATCAACTTTAGGAATTGAACAATATCTATAACTAGTTTTTTTATCTAATAATTTTTCTGTACTTTGGTCAAAACTATCCTGTGTAATAGCTCTTAATGGATTTGGTGCCTTATTAACAGCAACATCATCACCGCCTCTACCACCTGGATTTCCTTCTTGACCTTTTTTAAGTTCTTTTTTCTTCTCTTCTTCTGATTTTTCTTCTTTAGATTCTGTACCATCTTCACCATCTTTATCTTTGTTTTCTTCTTTATCCTGTTTTGATTCACCAGGCATATCAATTTCTTTACCATCTTCCGTATCACCTTCTTTTTCTTTAGGCTCTGCTTGGTCATAATTCATTGCAATTGGATGGTCGTCAAAATCTGGTAACTTTTTAAGTTTTTCCATTTCTTTTTTAGCTTTACCATATAACTCTTCAGCAAGTTTTAATACATCTTTAAATGTTTTTAAAGCTTTAACTTTTTTAATAATTTTATGGTCATCTTTACTAAAGATAAATTGTTTTCTAAAAGTTGATTTGAAATATAAGTTTATCTTATCAATAAACATTAAGTTTTTATTAAGGTCACCTACTGGTGTTAATCCAAAAAAGTCTTGCGAGTCTAATATCTCAAAGGCGTTCATATAATTTCTTACTACACCTGGATATTTCTTTTTAATTTTTTCGTCTATTCTACAATCTTCTAATACATTTACATATGCTCTGAAATCTTTATCATTTAATTTTTCCCAAGATTTAGTTGGTGTCCATAAAGCGTGAGCACATTCGTGAGCAATTAACATATCGTAAACATCACCAGATTTTACTTTAAAAATTGGTAGAGTTAATATACGGTTCTTTACATCAAAAGAAGCCGTCTTAACATTGTTATGTTGTACGGTAATATTTTCTGTTGCGATTAATTTTGCTAATTGTGATTTAGCGTCTATATTTAAATTTTCTGATTTGTTCAATGTGTTGTCCTTCATAATTCTATGGCTATCCTATCAGCTCTTGGCGTGAAAGTCAAGAAAAAAATGCCAAAAAAAAGCCACGGAAACCGTAGCTTTTTAAACTTTTTTTGTTCTGGTAATGTTCTATCGGCCCACCTGGACTAGATATTTCTGCTTGGTTGATGGCCAATCCATATAAATTATATCATCATAAAAATGCGATTCGCTGGATACTCTATTAGTTTTAATAAGATTATCTATTCGTTTTCTAGCGTATTTGGATTTCCATAATTCTGATAATGCTTCTGTAGTATTATCAAATGCTGGTATTAATTTATCTTCGGTTATCTCTTCTCTTAAAAATTCATTAGTATTAGTATATAATTGACCAAAGTATATGCCTCTAGCGTGTTCAGATTTAATTAAATTCTTTGGTATAGATAGTCTATTAAATGTAAAGTTATGAGACCTATTTCTATGGTCTCTTTTATGTGGTTGTCCACTAGGTTTCTTTGCAAAATACCATTCAAAGTATTTTCTAGTATGATTTTTTAACAACCAATTCTGTATCATTTTTCTAGTTGTTAATTCAGGTTCATATGATACACTACCTGCTGTCCAACCCATTTTCTTCCAATGTTTTAATCTATCGTATTGTGATAATGGTATTGCTTTTGTTTTACCATATAAAGATGTAGTGGTTACACCAACCAATGTATCTCCATATTGTTTCTTCCAAGTTTTAGCAACTACATCTGAAAGACATAATAATGCTAACAATTTACCACCTACTAAATTATAACCTAAAGGTTGTACTGGTACAATGGTACTACCGATTGTTGTATGATTAATCATCTTTTCAGTTTTTCTTTTTCTGTCCCAACCAATATGTTTATCTCTTGGTGTTAAATCTAAAAAGTCAGAAGACATACAAGTTATGCCTAAAAATTTACCTGTCTTTTTGTCTTGTATAATAAAGTTTAAATTTCTACCTATATTACTATTGTTTTTCATAGTAGATAAAAATGTTCTTAATGCATTCCATATAGCAGGCATTTTCTTACCTGTAATAGATTTTAAAGTATCATCATCTGTCCATATAACCTCTGGCTCTAAATTACTATACTCCATTGGGTCTGTTGGATTCCAAAAATTGTTTTTTACTTCTTGAATTAAAGCACCTTGTTCGGCGTCTTTTAGGGCAGGTTTATCATCAAAGAAACTATTAGTTTCTACGGTTGGATATCTATTATGTACTTCACACCATTTTTGATATAAAGTATATTCTTTTACATCCATTGCTGATACAAAGGACAAATCTTTTATTATTGTCTCTCTTAATGTATCATCTTCTATAGTAGGTATCTTATCCAAATCTGTATTCTTTTGGAATTCAGACCATTGGTCCTCTATGAATTTAATGTATTCTGGTGAATCTGTACTTTGTGCTGTCATAATATAAGGATAACATAGCTTCAATCATTTGTCAAGATCGTTCAATTTTATACCAATAATAGTCATCTTCCTTGGTTTCCAAGTAATTGGCATAGTCTTCTTCTCTTTGTTTACCACCTTCCATACCATCTACATAAATGGTATCGAATTCCCACTTTGCATTTGGTATCTTTTTATCTTTTTTCTCTACGTAAAGCATTTCTTCTGGCCTTATTAATATCTTTTAAAGCACGTTTTCTTCCCATTTCTAGTTTCATCTTACTAACTTTTTCTGTAAAATTACGACCTATAGTATGGTCATATTCGTGCTGGTATATTCTACTCATTATACCATCTAAATGAGCTTCTTTTAAATCACCTTTTTCATCTGTAAATTTTGCTACACATTTTCTTGGTCTTACTATGCTAAGGAATAACCAAGGAAAAGTTAAACAACCTTCTTTCATCATAACCGTTTCATCACTAACACTCATTATCATAGGATTGAAACAAGCCATTTTTAAGCCATTTTCTATTTGTAGATTATCTCCTAGTACAAACATATTGAATGGTAATCCTACTTGGTTACAAGTTAGTCCTATACCACCATATTTCCTCATACAAGAAAACATATCGTCTACCAAATCTTGTCGGTCTTTAAAACCAAATTCTTTTAATAGTACATCATCAAAAGGTGCTATCGCTGATTGTACTCTAGGGTCTGTAGGTGGTATTAACTTCAAATCAGGCTTAGTTCCTGGTTTAGAGTTTGGTTTTATTTCTTTTACACCTGACCCTTTTTCATCTGTATATTTCATTTAGTCTCCTGTAAATTGATATTCAATACAATCCTTCTTCCATATTTAACTGGTTTGCTACTGGAATGGAGTATAGTTCCATCAAACATTACACCTCTATTTATTTTAGGTGTAACGTTATCAATCTCTTCTTTCTTATCATTATAAAAATATGTATCTCCATCATAAGTTCCAATATAATATAATATAGTTTTATGTTTCATATCGTGGTCTTTATGTGGATTATTTCTATGTGGTATATTTGCACTTGTTGTCATACCCCACCTTAATCTCATTATGTGGTAATTATGTAATTCAAATGCGTCTTTAATTACAAGAGCAGCTGAATTGGTAACATCATACCATTGAGATAATATTCCTCTATCGTCTGTTGGTGAATTAGCAAATATTAAATGATTAAATGAATAGTTTAATATATTACCATCTGCTTCCGTATGTGATGAGTTTGGTAAATAATACCAAGGAAATTCTGGACTTTCAATTCTATATTTTAAAAATCCTAACATAGATACGGATAATAAGTTTTCTTTAATTGTTATCATTTTTGTTTATGCCAAAATATATTTAAAGTTAATCTACCATTGTCTTCATTAGTGCCGTGGTGTCCAAATCCTTTATGTGGTAAAAAAGATGTAAATATTAATGCCCTATTTTGTACAAATTTTATTTCATTTATCATATTAGCTTCTGTATGTGGTGCTGACCCAGGTTCATCTGATTGTACCACACCATCTTTTTTAAAATATGGTTCATATAGTTTTGTACCTGAATTAAGATTTGTTTCAGATAGATAAATTAACATTGAATAATGAGCGTCTGGTGAATCTCTATGTATAAAATCTTTTGAGTCATCACTACCTAATCTTAAATGTGTATATAGTTTAAAGTCATATCTTTCATTAAAGAAATTAGGAAACTTTGTACTAAATTCATTTACAAATAATCCTGTCATAAATCTATTACTTGATTTTAAATCTTCACTTCTGGTACCAGGCCAATATTGTTGGTCTTTACCTACACCAACTAATTCTGGATGTTCCTTTGCTGGAAATCTTGGTATCTTTTTAAATTCATCTTTAATAATATCAAAATTATTAAAAAAATTATCTACAACCATTACTCTCATCTTGACTTCCTTCTCCAAAATGCATTTAAAGTTAATCTACCATCATCTACATTGGTACCATAACTACCAACAGCACTATGATTATATCTTGAATCAAATATAACTGCTCTATTCTGTACACATTTAATTACATCTGTTTTTTGTTTATCTTTATCATATAATGCTGTACCTGAATTAAGGTTTGTTTCTGATAGATAAACTAACATAGAAAAATCATCACTTGGTGAATCAGTATGTACATTTTCATTATGTTCTTTTAATCTTAAATGTGTGTACAATGTATAATAACAAGGTTCTGGTAAAAAATAATATAACTTTTCATTAAATGTTTTTAAAAATAAAAGTGATAAAAATGGACTATCTGATAATTCTACACTTCTAAAACCAGGCCAATAAAACTTATCCAGTTTTGCATTCTTTAAATCTGGATGTTGGTTATTTGGATATCTTTTTATCTGTTTAAATCCAGGTAATAACTTATCAATGTTGTCAAAAAAGTTTTCTATTACTACATACTTCATACTTGACCTATCTTTGTAAAATTGTGTTCCTTTTCAAACTTAATTATGT